TCCGTCAACGAAGAAACTCAGGACACTCCGAAATTCGTAGATGACGTGATTAAGGAAGATGCAAAGAATCCTCCAGTTAAAATGGAACAAGGCAACAATAGAGGTAATAAACGATGAACGTACAAAAGATCATGAGCATTGTAAATACCTTGTCCGGAGGAAACTCAAAGGTAATTGACGCCGCGCAAAAGGCTATCTCCGAATCTCGTAATTACCAACCAACTCTTGAGGGCGCACTTCAAGTTGCCCAGAAGTTTGGTATTGATGCTCAAATTCTTGCGGGGATGAAGAAACATTTGGACAATCCCGCCATTAAGATGGGACTGAACTCCATAGCTCCCGGAAGCATCGACAAAATTACCGAGATGGGGAATCAGCTTGAGGCCGCGCTTCGTCAAAGAGGTCCAGCCCCTACTTCAAACGCTCCTAATCCCGGAAACGACGAATTGGCTAAACGCCTTCAAAAACTTGGAATAAAATAATACCTTCGGTGATTCGAGAAGAAATTCGCAGTTTCTTCTCTTCACATATACCCAAAAACTTTTTTTATGGAGAATGACTTATGGAATCTGAACGCGAATCTTCCATGAACTTCGGCTGGATCTTTATCGTGCTGCTCCTGTTCTTCGGGATCTTCGGCGGTGGCTTCGGCTGCGGTGGTAACGGCCTGTTCGGTCGTGGTAATTGCGGTGGTGCCGCTGCTATTGCTGGTACCGAGCTTGCTGATCTGGTCGCGCTGCGCTCCGTGCTTGGTCACAAGACCATGACGGATAACTGCCAGACCGACCGCGATGTTCTGGAACTCAAGTGCAACATGACTGCGCAGAACGCTGTGCTGACGCAGCAGCTTGAAACTGCCTTCCGCACGATTATCTCTAATCAGGACGCTGGTTTCTCGGCCCTGCGTACTCAGATGCTCGAAGACCAGATTCGTACCCGCGACATGACCCTGATGGCTCAGAACAACGAAATTCAGGGCCTCAAGGCGCAGATGTACAATGACGGTCGTTTCAACGCTCTGGAACGCTCCATTGAAGCTGGCTTCTGCCAGACTGTCAAGCGTCCGCCCTTCTTCCCCGTGGGTTGCTCCCCGTGCGTGAATCCTTGTGGTTGCGGTGGCGTCACCGCCTAACACAGGCTGATTTCACCCTGATATGAGAGGGGTGCAATTAAACCCCTCTCATTAACCACAATGTACGGAGAATTACTATGTGCAATCGCTGCTGCATTCCGTGCATCCGTGTAGCAAGTATCACTACAACCGCCACGACTGCGACTCTTACTCTGGCTACCAGTATTCCGGTAGGAAGATTTGATATCGTAGTTGGAAGGAACTTGTGCATCAGTCCTTGTGCTGATGAAGAAGTTCAGATTGTTGCTGGAGGCGTTACGTTTACGAACGTACTCAACACCTCTGGGAACTATCTTACCCTTGGACAACTTTCTCGTTTCGTCCGATGCGGCTGCCGCATTCGTATGACTCAAACGAGCAATCCTGCGGGTAACATCATGGCTATTGATGTGTCTTGCCCCGGCCCGAACGGAGTACCCATCGTAAACTGCGGGACATCTTTGCTTCCCGTAACCGCCTCTGCTTCCCTCGCTTCCCCGGAACTTGACAAGTCGGAAGCCCCCGCTAAGAAATAAAGTATCCGGGATTTGGGAGCATACGTAGCCTATGACTACGTAACCCCTACCGCGCAGCGTGGGACGATTTTTATCTTCTCGCGCTGCGTTTTTATTAAGGAAATATCATGTTTAGATTAGGACTCGGTATCCTGTTAGGATGGCTTATCTTTGACGAAGAAGGGAAAAAGGCTTCGAATAAGGCTGGTAAATTTATCAAAGATAAATCCGGTGAAGCCATAGACTATGCGTCTAAGCATATTGATACGGATAAAGTCGCTGATTTCGTTAAAAAGCAAATTTCCCCGAAAGGCATTGCTGAAAATATCGCCCAAGACGTAGCTGAGGATGCCGTCATAGATACGGTTGCAGAGGAAGCTGTGCTTGGTAATGCCGCCGGAGGCATTCTAGCCGGAGAAACTTTGGCTACCGAACGAAACAACGAAAATTTGAATCAAATTGATCTTCTTCAACAGCGTGTGGATGCTTTGGCAGCAGAAAACGCGCCCATTATATAACCACCACAAGGAAATGAATCATGCACGATAGCAAATCCGCTGAAAAGATTGCAAAAGAAGAATACAAAGAAGAACTTGCATTCTTGGAAGAACTTGAACATGAAATTGGCGAGCATTGCGAGGCCGGAGTTCGGTCGATGCCTCATGTCGAAAACACTCGTGAGCTGCTTAAAGCTCATAAAGAATTGTGCCATTATCTCATGTATAAGTGCGCCATTCATGAAATGTCGGAATATTCCGAAGTGTATCATGAGATTGAAGACATTATTGAAAATCCTCCCCACACTTGGTATCCCTATATGGATAAACCGGGCGGGCACATGAATATTATCGAGATGGAAGTCGGAGAGATGATGCACGCCTATGAAGGAATGCGCGCCACGCCTCCCACGATGACCCATGCTCAGTTCGTACATGAGCTTAAACACGCCGCCGCCGCAATTTGCTACGCTCTGGAAGAAATGACCTGCTCTGACAAGGAGTACCATAAAAAGCACCATTTCCATAAGCCGTATCCCGAAGAATACGGTTCTAAGGCGAAATAATCATGAACATCGAATCTGATCGCAGGATAGATACAGGACAATCGGAATCGAAGGCTTTCGGATGGATACCTTGTGCATTATGCAAGGCGTGGATTCCGATTGTCAAAGACGGAGTACACGAACCTCCGAAACACGGTATTTGCCCGTATCGGAAGCCCTCTAAATGCAAAACGGAACCTAGCTTCGGTTGTCGTTGGGGCTTTACTGCTTAATCAGAAATTCTCCCTACCTCCTTCCCATCCCTCCCTTAAAGGCGTCTATCCGGACGCCTTTTTCTTTTCTTGACAAAAATATAGAATGAAGATATACTTCAAAGATATATTGAAAATATCATTTTATCAGATAAGGAGAGGAGTTTCAATGGCTAATGTAAAACCCATAACGACTAAACAATTCAATCAAAACAAAAAGCATATCACCGACATCCATTGGTACGCCGACAATGTTCTTAACGGAAATATTCAGGTCTGTAAATACATTAGAGCATTGTGCAAAAACTTTAAAGATGATCTTGCCAATAAAGACCTCGATTTTTATTTTTCGGAAGAATCGTCTATCCGAGTAATTTGTTTTATTGAAAATATGGTGCATGTCAAGGGCGTTCTTACTGGAAAAAGATTAAAGCTTGAGCCTTGGCAGAAATTCTTCGTTGGAAACATCTTTGGGTGGCTGGATAAGAAAAACAATCTCCGCAGGTACAGGGAGGCCGCCCTTATCGTCCCCCGAAAAGCTGGCAAGGCTTTAGCTGTAAGCACTCCAATCCCTACTCCCGATGGTTGGGTCACGATGAATGATTTAAAGCCCGGAGATGCCGTTTATGGGCCAAATTCGGATATACGGAGAGTAGTAGCCGTAACGGAAGTGATGTACGGAAGGCCGTGCTATGAAATTTCTTTCAGTGATGGTTCCGCTATTACTGCCGACGCGGAGCATCTTTGGAAAATCGACGGTAAGAATATCGTAACCTCCGAAAGTCTGCATCAAATCTTGTCTCATAATGGCAGAAAGCCCAAAGTGTGGGTAGCTCCGAATATAAAAAGGCATGATGGCGAGACGGTGCCTGTGGTAAGATTTATTACGGATTGTAAACCTGTGGAAAGCGTTCCGGTGAAGTGTATACAGGTTGACAATGAAGATGGAATGTATCTTTGCGGGAAAACGTATATTCCGACTCACAATAGCAGCCTTGCAGCGGCTATTGGTCACTATATGCTTGTTGGTGAAAAAGAAAAAGGTTCGGAAGTATATTGTGGTGCGACCACAGAAGTTCAAGCTTTTGTCCTGTTCAACATCGCTCGGGATATGATTGTTGCCAATAAAGCATTTGAAGAAGCATTCGGACTGACTTATACTAAAGAATCGATTCATGCACAATCAACGCTTTCTACGTTCAAACCTATTATCGGAAGCCCGAAGGATGGTAGTAACCCTCAGTGCGCTATTGTTGACGAGTATCACGAGCATCCTTCCGACGCGCTATATGACTCGTTGAAGCTCGGTATGGGCGCAAGACAGCATCCTCTCTTGCTTGTTACTACCACCGCAGGGACGAATATTAAAGGCCCGTGCTATCGTTATGTGGAACAAGGCAGGAAGGTTGTGTTGGGGAAAGCAAAGAACGACAGATTATTTTACATGGAGTTTACCATCGACGATACGGATAAATGGGAAGATTTTTCATGTTGGATTAAGGCCAGCCCGAACTTTGGAGTTTCCGTATCCGAAGAGTTCCTGCGCGAGCAATACGAAATAGCCAAATCATCACAGTACAAGCGCTCATCTATTCTTACCAAAATGCTGAATGTTTGGAACAATGAATCCGTGGGATGGATTGACTTTCCTAAATGGCTTAATTGTACCGACAGAAATCTAAAGATGGAAGACTTTGAAGGCGAGAAATGTTGGATTGGCATTGACTTAGCCTCTAAAGTCGACTTAACCGCAATGGTCGCCGTCTTTAAGCGCGATGGTAAGTTCTATGTTTTCGGAAAATACTATCTTCCTTCCGATACTGTAGATAGACCGGAGAACGACCATTATCGGGGCTGGCGAGATGAAGGCTGGCTGACCGTAACGCAAGGGGCTCGAACAGACTATCACGCGCTGGAGGAGGATCTGCAAAATTGGGCTGATAAATATGCGATTCAGGAAGTAGCATATGACCCTAGAGAAGCCGAATATCTTATGCAGAATATCCGGGAATGGGCAGCTTTTGAATGTATTGAGTTTACCCAATCCTCTGCCACTTTCTCTGAGCCGATGAAAGAGTTTGAAGCTGCGTACCTTAATGGGGAACTTTTCCACCAGAATGACCCCATCCTCAACTTCGCCGCTGGTAATGTTGTCCTGAAATCTACGACAAATAAACTTGTCTATATGACCAAAACGGCGAATGAAAATAAAATCGACCCGATGGTTGCTATGATTATGGCAATCGCTAGAGCAATGGAAGATAAAGAAGAAGAGGCGTCAGATCCGTTTATTATGTTCCTTTAGTACCCATTAACACATACAATAATACCCAATTAATCTACGAATCTCTTTCCATTGATTCCGCGATTAATTGGGTATTATTGTATTCTAGGGAACCCTAAAAAGAAAATCCTTTTCCCCCGAAATTGAACTCCGGCCTAACATATCTTTCAATGACAAGCTCCGGAGGTGAAACCTTTTTAATTAAATACATAATCATGTCTATATATTCGTTTCGAGTAACCCAACAAATATCGAACTCACCGAATATAGGATTTTCATATTGATCAAGAAATCCAGAAGTTTTCAGAAGAGACATAAGCTTAGGTTTATCTTCTTCCCTATTGAGAATCCCTCTTTCAAAATTAAATTGTTCAAGAACTTTTTCGTATCCTTCTTTGAATTGTTCTACATCGGAAACTCTATAAAAGAATGCCCTAGGCTTCCCTTCCGAGTCTTCGATTCTGATTTTGATAATTTCCATATGTTCACTCCTTATTAATCGACTTTAGAAATAATGTATGGATGCACCTATCAAATATAAAACAAACGCTAATGATAGGCAGTAAAAAGAAGAAAAAGGTTGTACTAAAATCTTTTGATCTTAGTACATCTGAAAATAGAAATAATCCAATCGCAAAGATTATGGAACTTATTGTCAGGTCATAGTATTTAAGAACCTGTAACCCCTTTAAGAAGATTTCTGAATACTTCATCTATACCATTTTCTCCTTTGGAGACATCGAAAATAATATCATGGGTTTCACCACCTTTTAAAAAGAGAGTTATAGTATTACCTCTCTTTTTAGCCCCGATAATACTTTCGATTTCAAAAAATTCAGTAGCGGGTGATGTTAAGGTATCTTTAAAAACGAAATAATTCTTTTTTGATGATGGAACGGGAGGGGGCGGAGGCGCACAGCGTTTTGGCACATCCCACCATATTTGTCTATCAGGTTTACATTCATCCATATTATAATACCTTCTTAATTTCCTTTTTTTTTATTTATGGTATAAGGTACGCTGACCTTTTGGTGGATCTGGCCTTTCAGGGCAAACCCACCCTTTTGGATGCGAGACTATGCGGGCTCCAGTTTTTCGGTTTTCACTTGCTAGGAGTTTCAATAACAGAAGTATGAGAAGCGCGGAGAATATTAAAATGGACACCATCACGATACTCCTTCGATGGAAATACAAAGCGTTCTGTTAGATTCCTCACTTTTGTTTCTACTGATATATCCAATACACAATCGTCGTCAAGGGCATCACTTATAAGAATGATACGATCCAAATCAATAGATATGGTTCTTTCAAGCTCTGGTCCATATTTAAAATTAAAAAGCTTCATGCTGATCCCTTCCCTTTCCGATAGTCGGAGGTTATTTTTGAGTGGCAGGATTTACATAACGCCATAAGGTTATTTTCGTCAAGTATTTTTCCGCCCTCGTTAATAGGAACGATATGGTGGACTTCATTAGCTGCGTTAGGAAACGGAGTGGTTTTCTCGCATTCCTCGCAGAAAGGGTGCTTTCGCAGATAACGCTCACGAACTTTCTTCCACCTTGAATCGTACCCTCTTTCCGATGGGGTTCCACGCTTCATGTCATATCGTTTGTCTGACGATATTCTGTGCTTGGCGCAATCTTCGCAGTACCCCGAAGGATGATCCGTTGGTTTTTTACAGTGCTTACATGGTTTTTTTGGTCTAGGGGGCATATTGTGACCTCCGCAATTAATCGTATTTTATTGATAGGGCTCCAGCGGAAAGAAACCACGCCAGTCTATAGACAGCTCCACTAAGTTGGTCTTTGCTTATATAATCCGCGAACGGGTTAATCCATTCCATACAGATAAAACAAGAAAGAAGATAAAGACCTAACAACGATAATAAAAAGCATATAATATGGCTTACGAAATTATTATTATTCATGGATTTTACTTTTCCTCAGACATAAAAATATCAAAATGCTTTTTTGCAGGTTCGCAGTATCGCCATTGAATTATATGTTTATTGGTCGCTCTATATCCTGCATAGTTCATCTCACCTCCTTGTATCTTCTTATTAAAAAAGCCTATATACCACACTTTTTTATTATCGCTAAAAGCAACAAGTTCTCCCTCCTGAAATTCCGTATGAGGGTCATTGTACGTCCCCGCAAGATGTTCGTTACCTTCGTAAGGAATGCAATACCTATATACACTCAAGCTGGTATCTTTAAAAGCGTCCCCTACCTTTCCCGAAAAAAGCGCGGGCTCCCAAATTTCATGTTCAGAATCCCGCATCAAGACTTTATCAAAAGGCTTAAAATCGTACATTATGTAATCTCCTTTTTTTAAATGGTTAAAGTGACAGTTCGTTCATTTTACGATTAAACCTTTCTTCAAGAAAATTAACCTCTTCGTAAGAAAGATTGAAATTACATCCCTCCATAAGATGATCGCGTGCATAAGGGTCAAGTTTCCAGTCTACAAACTTTTCTCCTTTTTGATTGTCTCCCTTCCATTCAATTCTATTCTCCTTATAAAAACCTCCTGATAAAGTCTTCGCTTCTCCATTTACCGTGAAAGTGAGATATCCATCGGCAATATCAGAACACCATTCGTAGCTTTCAAGCTTAATCTCACGCATTATCTATTCTCCTAAGAATTAAATTCAAAATGCTTTTTTGCTGGCTCGCAATATTCCCATTCTCCTTGATTATGGTCAAATGTGTCCATACCTCCTGCAATATAAACCTTATTGCCGTTACGAGTATTCGTTCCATAAAAAATACGAAGGAACCACCCACTATGAATACTATCTCTGACTGCAACAAGGTCGCCTTTTTTAGGAACCCATTCACTATTCTTCGTCCCCACAAGATGCTCATTGCCGAGGGCAGGGATGCAATATTCCCAAAGAGCTTCATTAATAGCCATAACCTTCCCATCTCTTCTATAGTGAGAGAAAAAAGTTGCGGTCCAAATATCATCTTCGGAATCCCTAACCAAAACCTTATCAAACATTTTAAACTCGGGCATTTTATTCATTCTCCTTAGAAATAATTTTAAAAATTTTATAACTCAAAAATACAGTTACGGGGAAACTAATAATCAATGCCACTCCGATCAGAACCAAATCCGTAGATTCGGAACTAATCAAAAACGGCAGAAGAAATCCAAACAGCCCAATCACATAAACCAGATTGATCAAGACGTAAACCAAAAATAGGAGAATATCATCTTCCGTCTTTTGTAGAATTGAAGCAACATTATCACGCTTTTTTGTTTCTTCGCTATTCATCGGAATCACCTTTATGATCTAGTTTTTCCCGGAGCTTCCATTCTTGGATAGAACGCTGGAGATATCCTTTTTCCCATTCTTCCACTCCTACCTCCTTTTTTACGGCTACCATAGCGTTTCTTACTTCCGCGCAAGACCGTTTCAATGCTGCGGTATACGTTACTCCAGCATACTCGTAGCCAAGAGCGGCTACGAGCCTTGCCCGTTCGAGAAATCTTTCGCACTCAAAGATTGCGGTGTCTACGGTTTTCTTATTGATGCTCATTTTACAAGCTCCTCCTTAACCATTTTTTCCAAAACCTCAATCCAATCTGATTGTTCAATTTCATCGCACAATACACTATGAAAGAATGGACATTCACTCCATAAGCAGGGGCTATCAAGATCTTTACAAGCCTGAGTGTGCATGTAAGCAATATCGCTAATAGTAATTATTTCCCCTACATCTTTTTTTGAGATATCTCATTCAATAGCCTCCTTTTCATACGGATTTTCAAGGCCAAGCTGCTTGCACCGATTTTGAATATACCCTTCCATTTCAGCTTTAGCTTCCATTAAAGTACGTTCTATGGCTTCACGGAGGCATTTGAGGTTATATTCACTGTTAGCTGTAAGGTTATGCTCTACGGTGTCGAGCGCCCGTAGGATTCGCTCTTTGTCACGTTTGCATAGCTTAGATTCATTAACTACTGCCATAGCGTCCTTAGCCAATGTGTTTTTAAGCCGCCCAACGGATTTTTTAAATGCTTCCTCCGCAAGGTCGGCATCCGTCTTAACGTCTTCACGAACGTATTTCACAGTACCGTGAATAGGATGGCGAGTGATGGTACAAGGAACGCCCTCATATCTATCTGCGGACATAAGAAGCTCAGAGAATTGGAGTGGAGTAAGCTCAACCCTGATAAGTGGAGCGCCTCCAGCATCCCTAACTCGATGTTCCCCGTGGTCTGTAACAATTTCGGCATTATTGATTTCAATAAGAATCGAATTAGTTACTCTTACTTTAGAGCCAAAGAAGAACTGACCGCCTCCACCGATTTGCGCCCTCGATAAACGGATGGTCCCATAAGAAGCTTCACGTTTTACGTTTTCTTCTTCCATTTTATCCTCTTTTATTTTTTGTTAGCATGTGGGGGGTATTAAGCCCCCACCACTTTACAAAATCCAATTATTCTGGCTTCGCGTAATTCGGGGCTTTTACGGGCTTACGAAATTCCGCTTTGCACTTGTCGCAAAGCTGAGTCCCTCTTACGCGGGGCTTTCCACATTCTGCACAACGCAACGCCTTTTCGGGATTCTTCTTGCCATAGAAAAAGCTGGTAGGAATCATAATAGCCATGTTGATCTCTCCTTGTTGATTAAAATGTTTAGATTAAAATGGTTTGATAGAATATTTCCGTGTTCCCTTTCTCTTGAAAAGCATACTATGAAATTTTCGTTACCTTGTCAACACTTTTTTAAAAATATTTTCAATGCTCCATTCAATCCAATTCATCCTATCTTTATGCGCGGTTCCATTGGGCTTCGCTACAGGCCAATAATAGCCCTTCGGATAGCGATCTAACGAGTCCTTGCTAATGCCGCCAAAAAACTTTTTCGTATGATAGTAGTCAAAGTCCTTACGCAAGAGATTGACCCTTTGTGAGAAGTGAAAAAGACCATCCCCAAGCCAAAAAGGTTTTTTGGTAGAATTAAAACTATAAAATTTTACGCCCTGTAAATGCTCACGAATTGCATGTGACTTTCCGAATCGCATATAATATTCGGAACACAAAGTTGCGATATATCTACTCAAATCGTATTCATGCCCTTCCCACATAAGACAAGCCGGATGGTTCTTTGTAGGTACACGGCCCGAAAGAATCTGATACGCTTCAACAATCTGCTTATTCAATCTTTTGTTGTCCAGAATCTTAGCCGTTTCAAGAAAGTCAGGAGTGGGAAGAAATGTCTGCATGACAATTAACCTCTTTAGTTAAAAATGGTGCGCCTACGAAGACTAGAGCATCCTTTGACACGATGATTTTCGTCCCGTACAAGTTCGTCGGGGCAAAGCAAATCAATCCTATCCGACGAATCAAAAACCATGTTCGTTACGATGTACATAACATCCTTGGCAGGAGCTGGCAAGCCTTTAATTTCCCTTTCCACAATTTCACTTACGGGAACAAACCCCTTAGGGTCATGAGCAGACAAAACTGTATCATATTCTCGGACATAGTTAACCCGAGCCATGCCTTCCGGTTCAAAACGAAACAATTCTGTAGTCCCAGAAGGATTGTAAACATTAATCTGGTGCCCGGTGAAATTACGAATCTTCATTTTTATCCTCTTTTAGTTTATTTTATACGGGAAGAATAGAAAACACAAAGACCACTATGGCAGCGACAATCATCCTTTCAACGAAACTGAATGTAGCGAAACTTTTCATAGGAGTCAACCATTTTTTTTTCTATTTTTTAAATTTTACGGAGAAATTTGCAAGGCACAAAGTAAGTTCCGTTCCGCAGGAATCACACTTGAAAATGACATTCGTATGCTCAGAGCCATGTGCTGTCTTATAGTGCATCTTACCCTTACACTGAATACACATGACATCAATAAATTTGTGGATCAAATGAGTAGTATTATCGGTCGAAGAAAAATCTGTGCCTTCCGCCAACATCAAAGCAAGCGCGGAATCCCGATAATCAATGCTTCCCGGTCTGGTGTTTTTCCTAAAGTAATAGTGCTCCGCAAGCTGCATAGGATTAACTTCAAGGTCATCAAAATATCGATCATGTGGGAACATTTTCAAACATTCGGAAAGATTCATATTTTCACTCCTTTTTATATGCAGCGTGTCTTTATCAATCTCGGACACGCTGCACATAGTGAGCTTATAATTTAGATATCAAAAACAATTTCCGCCATATCGAAGTAAAGATAATCACTGTAAGTAATGGCTCCGTTACTATTCTCTGTCGCGGAGATTGCGCGTCTCCGAATTTCCGAGATTACCCTAGACAGTTCCGTAATACTTATATCCTGATAGGAGTCCGCAAGTTCATGCAAAAGCTGTCTACGGCTCACTGCGTAGGAGCATTCGTAATTACGAACAAAAAGATCTCGTTGGCTTTCAGCGGTGAATGCCACAGGTACAGTCTTGCGTCGCGTAAAAACGCCTTTGTAAAAAACCATCTTTTCTTCTTTCACCATGAAAGCATAGTAGCATCGAACAGGAGATTCCTTAGTTTCCTGCGCAATATCCTCCTGAGTATTATTTTCCTGTGTATGAGCTTCTCTCTGGATGTTAGCTTCTCTCTGCATATTAACTTCCTCCTTTTCCTTTACATACAACTTAAGTTTATCCCAATCGTCAGCAGTGATTTCTGAGCACAACTTATTATCTCCAAAAGGGCACCCAACATCCTTATTTACGAGAGGACACGTATTGTAGCCGTAGAGAATTTTATTATTACATTGTCTGGCAAGATCTTCAACCAAATTTTCTTCAACCAAATTTTCTTCAAACAAATATTTATAAGAATCTATGCCTTCATCAAGAAAACTGGAGTCAATGAGAGGAAAAGGTGCTTCGACCTTCTTCGGCTGGTCTTCATGTTCTACGCTTTTCAATTTATTGTCTTCCTTTTTTTCTACCATAGCTCTCACCTCGCTCCAATGACTTTCATCTACATCACTACACATAGCCTTGAACGGGCATGGACCTTCTTTTGCATCTGGGCAGACTGCATATACCGTGCATTGCCCCGGCGATCTTCTACAAAGATGAGCTAGCTCTTTATCCGTCTTTCTACTTAAAATGAGAATAAAAAGTTCTTTCCTTCGCTCTACGTTCCTCTGAGAAATATTTGGCATTTCATCCTCCTTGATAAACTCTTCGTAGATAAACTCTTCGTGAACACACTATGCCGAATTTTCGCTAGCATGTCAACAATTATGTTTATTTAAAAATATACACGAGAAGAATTGTAAACAAGACCGCCGCACCAAATCCGGCTAAAGTGGCGGCGGCTCCATATGCAAATGATTCGGGAAACTTTTCAATAAAACGCCTTTTCATGACGTACATTCGTTGAGAGATATCTTTTGAGGGCACTTCATATTCACACCCGCACATTGAGCATCTCCAAATAAAAACCATTTCCCCATCTCCTCTTAGTTCTCTTCTATCCTTTTGGAAAACAGTGTTCGAACTACCACAAACAGGGCAGTCTTTTCCAAAATCATACGCTGGTACTGAAATACGAATATCGTTTTTCATTTAATTATCTCCATTTTTTTAAATTACTTAAAGGGTGATTCGAAAAGCAGGAGTCCCAAACAACCTAACCCAAATACACCTATAAAGACCAATGCGGAGCATATCAAAGTTTTGTCTAAATTCTCCCAAAAAATTTTAATAAAAATATATTTTAGATGTTCGGTCTTTTGGGAAACCTTTTTCCCCGGAACTACGTAATTATAGGAGCATCTCCGGCATCTCCAAACAAACACTGTTTCTCCATCTTCCGTTGTTTTTATATCTGGTGCATAACCATTAAAAGGCCAGTCCCCACAGATAGGGCATTTATCGGGAGCCTTATATGCTGGCCTATCCACAATATCGCTGTATTTCATTTTAAATATCCCCCTTTTTATCGTTTTGTTCCAATAATCGTAAAGAAGAAAATCACACTAAGAATTGCTATAACGTAAATAAAATTATCTGGAATCATGTATGTTTTCCTTTTTTCGTGATTTTATGACTTCGTGATTTTATGACTTCGTGATTTTATGACTTCGTGATTTTATGATTTATTAAATTTTTTTCGCTTCTGCCTCCATATCTCACCACCCAAAATTCCCGGAGGAACAATCCATTGATTTGTTCTTCCATAATTTGCACCGTTATTTGCTTCGCGGTAATTTCTGATATACATTTGCATCCACGTATCACTCAAAGCACCATTCTCTTTTACAAAATACGGAGTTCCTCTATAAGGTAATCTGGACCTATATATAAAAATCTCACGCCCTCCACTCTTCCAATACTTTCTCGTGTTTTCAAAATTAAAAGAGAACTTTACCTTTTCTACGAGCATCACAGCAGGTTCAAATTCGCCTTTATTGGAATTAAAAACCTCAAGCATCCCCGCTTTAACTCTGTCCCGGCGATTGGTTACAAACGATTTTACGAAACCAAGAATTTCATTGGAATCAACACCAATGATAACACCTGTGATATTATGCGTGTGAAGGTATCCTATGAAATGACGAGTTTCCGAGTTATCTTTCATTACCTCATCTCCTTGTGTTAAGATCAACCTACCCTACTTTGAATTTTCATGCAACAAAATTTTCTATTTTATGAAAAAATTTTAGCTCCGAAAATACTCCCCACCTGTCCCAAAAATGTTAGCTTGGATCGAGATCCCCACCTCGTCCAAAAATGTTAGCTTGCCTCGCATCCCCCACCTTTTTCGTTTACGTTAGCTCGGCTTGCACTCCCCACCTGTCTCGAAAATGTTAGCTTGGATCGAGCCCCCCACCTTGTATTAGAGCGCGCGCGACCTTGATTGATTGATTGTGCAATCAATGTATGCTGATTGACCGAACAATCAAGACTGGTTGAATGTACGCGCAACCAATGTTGCTTCACGGGTACAGAGCAAGAGAGCGTCAAGACTTGCAAGAGCATGACGCCGCAAGGCGAGGCGTGACCATGTAAAGACGCGAGCTTATACACTAGACGCCGCCCATGCTTTTCTTTTCGTGATAGTGTTATGTTTCATTGCCTATCCCTTTGTTCCTTCATAAATCGATTATGCGGCCTTTTTGTTTCTTTCATGGGTTATCCTTTACGTTTCAATAAATCGCTTCTTAAATCGGCATTTGTGAGCGTCTTTTTTCTTTCTCATGGATACGGGCAAGCTGTACTGTGCTCAAGCACAAAGACGCCTTTCTTTACACCACAAGATACAAGAATCCCTTTATAGAATATATGATACAGATATAGCAAAAGAGCCCTTGCATCATGTAATATAAAGAAACGACTAACAGGCGGAAGGGTAGATCCCTTCCGCCTTTAACTATCTGAATTAATGCAGTTTAAACAAAATATGCGGCTTTTCCATGCAAAGCGTGCACTCATCCCCGCAGTGAACCGAGGCATAGCCTTCCCTACCATATGGGCATATATGATAGCCAAATATTTGACTTTTCTCCTGAATGTAGGATTCATCCCCAAAGTTGATAGATCCATCCGGCAACACAGATTCGACCATGTTCACATTGGGAAGCGCCACAAACTCCGAAAAGTCAAAAATTTTTGACACTTTCGTATAAAAGTAGAAACGCTTTTCCGGGAATTTATCGGCTAACCGTTTCCACATATTGACATACGCTTGTGAAACAAAATCTCCCGAGGAATGAATCCGCACGAATGGACGTGAGGATTTTTTCAATGAATCCGATGTGATACGTTCAAGACACACAAGATCATTGAAGGCAAGATACGTGTGAAAGAGTCTTTTGTTATAGGTTAGCGTATATTGCCGTTGCGCTTTTCTGGCATAGCAAAACCCCGCACAATCGGCGCAGTTCAAACACGTATCAACAGCAAGCAAGTCAAATATAAGAATATTTTTTGCGAGCTTAGAATTGCCCTTAGCAAACGGATCTCCAATATATACGCCTAACCCCTGAATATAGTTTTTTCTATCATTTGTTTTTTCATGATAAGAACGCATTCCCTTGCATTCTTTGATCATACGCAAGGTGTTGACAGGAGAGAACCGACGACCGAAAAAGCCCTTTTCCATGATAAAGTAACCTCTTTTATATGTTATTGAATAACGAATCCAGTTTAAAGAGGGGAGGGGTAGCCTTCCCCTCTTTATTAGAATCCATTATTGTTATTGAAGGGCTTCATCAATGCGCAAATTGAGTTCCTCCATAATTTTATCACGCTCTTGACATGCGCTATCAAAACCGTCTTCCATGTCGCTAAATCTTTTCTCTAGTTCAAGAATATCCGCCTCTAACATGTTTATTTTGGTCATAAGTTCTTTATGGAGAATGTACCGTTTCGCAATTTCATGGATCTTTACAATAGCGTATTCGTCATTAAAAACGCCTTTGGCGCAATTACGCGTGATAGCGTCAATAGCCTCCATGACAATTTCAGAATAATTTTTCATATGTAAGCCTCCCCTTTTTTAATACCAGTCAAGATCAATAGGATCTTTTTCGACAATAACAAAAATGCTATATTGCTTATCCCATGTTGCGGAATAGTGATAACTCGGAGACTGCCAGCCTTTCGGCGGATTTTTTGCGCGGCTTATCGTTACGCTAGTCAAGCCTACGCAAGAGCTACCGTCCACACGTTCACACGCATTCACGATATCACCACCTTTAAACCCCGCAGGGACGCCACCGTCCACACGAAAGACAGAACCATCCTTTAGATCTCGAATGAACATAGTAGAAACCTCTTTTTTAGTGTTCAAGGAATATTCCCCGTTGCCAACAAAGACACAATACAAAAATTACGAAAACACGTCAATACTTTTTCATGTAGAAAAATCGTATTGACGTGTTTTCGTAATTGAATAATTGATTTACTTATTGAAAATTGAATTAATCCATAAGATTATAGGGGATTGCATCCCCGTCATTCGCTTTGAACAGAGTTGTCTTGCTGGTTGCGATATAGTACTGCGGATATGCAATACCATTCGTTACCTGAATCTTTTTCCTTATAAAATTCTTAGGGTTAAAACCGCCGTTCTTCTTTGCGTTTTCTCGGATATAGGCTATGGTACTTGCTTCCAGACCTTTAATTTTTCCTGTCCCGGAAAAAGGATTTTCAGGATCTGGCTGGTATGGTATTTGCTTCATGATAGCGCACTTCCCAGAATCAGAGAATGCAACTATCTGGAAAATATGGGGAATGGTCATATTGTAGCCCCATGATCCCGCGAAAATGTCGCCTATGTGTAGGTCAGGAAGGAGATCATGAAGGCAAGGAACCATTTCAATATCACTGTACTTATATACAGATTCTACCTTGTGCCCACAATAGAGATCCATAATGTCCTTCATGATCTCCTTTTTGCGCTTTTCAAAATAGGACTCAATAGGTTGTCCTATTTCATGCTTCACGGTGAGATCAAGAATCGTGTCCCAAACGTCAATAAATCCGCGCTCTTGACAATTCGGGCATTCGATGTTCAGAAAGGGCAAAAGTGGAGCAATCCAATCGTCAAGGGAAGCGTCACCGTCAATGTCGAGCAGGAAAGTCAAGCGATTCATAAGCTTGTCAGATACGGCCTTTGCCCCGGACTCATCCCAAAAGGCAAAGTCAAGGATATCTACGAAAGAAATCTTTTCGCTCTTTCGAGTATCATAATTGAATACAGTATAGGTTTCCCTATCGTCGCTTGCCTTCTTCACGATGCAAGCCCGGTGCAAGTAGTAGACAGGATCTCCATGCTCAAGACGAAAATTAACATCTGCATAAACATCTCGAAAAAGAAAATCGACCCCTTTTTCTGTGATCATGCGGTTGTAAAAATCCCGGACGTAAGACTTAGGGGCCTTGACGGATACGTAGCTTCTCATTTTGATAACCTCTTTAAATTTAACAGGATATGAAAAGAATTTTTAGTTAGATCCCGTGATACTTGCAAGCGTTCAAGTACCAATTCAGGAAGTACTTTTCTTGTACCGTGGGAGGCGTGATTATGTCAAGAAATTTTTTCGGGCAAGCGTAATCAAAAGGCCCCATTTCCAGCGGGATAAACTTTGTTGCAACTTCCCGCAAGCTACTGTAAAAGCTTTTCTTTGCTGTAGCCTTTACCACGATGCCGCGAACCTCCCCTTTTTCGCAATATGCTACGAAAATAGTGGATAAAGCGCAGTTGGATACATAAAGAACCTTGCTACCGCTCATTTGGAACAAGATATCAGCTTTTACGGCCTTGGCTCTGGTATCCGCTACGATGTTCGATACTGTCCAGCCCATGATAAAACCTCTTTCGTTAAAGCTCATTTTTGAAAAGTTCCTAGCTCATTCTAAAGAAGGGTATATACCCTTCTTTTATCGGAGTCAAGAGCTTTTTTAATAATTCTGAATCACGATACCGCCGGATTTAAGCGGAATAACAATAGTATGCTCTTGAAGAAGGCTAATGATATCCGCGTCTCCCATGCCTTCAACGTCAAGAAACATATCTTCGGCGCAATCCTGCGGGCTATCGTATTCCGTAAAAGAGCAGCAGATAGCGATAACGTCCAGCTCCACGAGTTCCCCAGTTTCATCCTCAAGTTCTTCAAAGAATTCAAACAGAGCTTCAAGCGCAGCGGGGGAAAATTGATCGTCGCGCCCGTGGTCGTCAAAGGCTTCCATGAAGTCGGAAAGATAAATGCGCTTGTGCATGATAAACCTCTTTATGTGGTTAAAGTGTTGTTGTGTTGAAATTGACCCTAGACTAAAACGGGCTAACTGTCAAGAGAAGTTTTTTGCCCGCTTCACGTTGCCCTACGGAAACTATAACCTTGATGGCGGCGGCAGCCTGTCCTACCGCTCGGGCTTCAACGTCAAGCCAAGATTCGCGCAAGCTAGGCTCAAGTTCCCCGCCGCGTTTCTTGCGAAGCTCGGACGGCGTGCACAACCTTTCAGCAATTGCGCAGTCATACACAAGCCCATACCCGCCATAAGCCCATTCCTTCCACGACACCGCGCCATTAAGAAGAACCCCACGACTATTTTCAGGGTTAAGATCCTGAAAATCAGGTAAATCTTCGATAAGGTCCATAGCGTACTGCCGAACTCCCCTGCGCCATGCGGAGCGTTCGGCGGGAAGGGATTCAATAACCTTTCGAATGTCGATAACTTTCATGGTGATAACCTCTTTGCTGTTTCGTTGAAATCAATCTACCGATTTTCTATTTTTCTGTCAACAAAAAATTCTGATTTTTTAGAAAAAGATTCTAGCGAAAAAAGGGGAGATCACCACGACAATAAAGGCAATCGTTAGCGCGACACGAGATAGAGCTACGCTTGCGTTACGCTTGAAAGATAGCTTGCTTATGGCAGATCCTTTATACATGGTAACCCCCCCCTTTTTTTTTCCGCGTGATTTACAGATAGGAGACAGCGCTATGAAGGGCAGTAAAAGCTACACACGGCAACGCCATGAACCCACACATATGAAGAACGCTGTTCAGGAACCCGAGAAAATTCGTGTTTTCGTCCTGCGCTACAATCTGTCGCATAACGTCAGAAATGCTTTTCCCAGAAATGCCATTGACGCCGCCGCCAACGGCAACGTAGGCACGGGACTTGACGCCTACACGCCGGGATTCGATGCGAACACCAGTCTTTCGCAAGGTAAGGTTAGCAAAAGCAAGGGACTTAGCGTCAAAAGACGCGGAAAGGTAGTTACGGCAAGCGGTAGTAAGCTTCATCTTGATAACCTCTTTTGTTGAATAGTTTCCTGAATCGTTGAAAAGACTTTATCTGTATCGGCGTCCATTGTCAAGTGGATTGTCATGTAAAAACTCAAGATATCTTTTTCTGACAACGCGGAAATAACTTTCATCCTCGCAACAAATGGCGAATGCTACGAAACGCCAAAAAGATACAATAATGTCAATTCTTTCGGCAATTACAGGATCAAATCTGGCAACATCGTTTTTAACAGACAGCCCGGCGGTTTTTGTATATTCTCTTGCAAGTTCACACGCCTTATCTATATCATAAAGCCCATAACGCGACCTAAAAGCTACGGGAATAAAGAAATCTTCCCTTTCCTGAATCCTGCGGATCATAGCCATAACGACTCTACGATAGACTTTCATATCTGATACTCTCCTTTTGGATTGATGTTAGAAAGAAGGCATCTTGACTGTGAACCCTGCGCCGTGCGCCAGCTGGTTGAAGTCAAGATTCTTTTCCCCGGTGAAGTCTTTCCTATCTTTCACCTTCCGAAAAATGACTTGTGGCTCTTGAGTATCCTTATACTTGAAAAACCGAACGTCCGAGCACAAGACATAGTAAGTCACAGTCGTGTCACTGAATACCATATCAAAGAATCCGGAAACATAATAGAAATGCTTCTTAATACTGATATTGGAGCCGCCAATGGCCTTGATAATCTGACGAATGGAAGCGGATTTCATGACGTATAACCTCTTATAGTAAGACATTCATAGATTCCGATAAACCTTTTCCCTTGCCGTTGAAAAGACTTTATCGGAATCTATGAATGTCGTCAACAACTTTTTTTATGTTATCCCCGATATTCCATACAGGCGACGGGATCCGTATCGACCATCTCGAACCCCTCGCTAGCGTAAAAAGCGATAAGAGAATCAAGATCCATACTGTCAGAATCAGGAACCGCCGCAAGCCTTAGAGGAAGATGCGGAAATTCCGCCTTTGCATAGGCTATGGCGGCTCTAAGCAACGCCCTTCCATGCCCTTGACGCCGATACTCGGGGACCACGTCAAGGCCGCTTATCAGTACGTAAGGTACTTCATCGTAACCCTCCGGAAAATCCGGAGAGCAAGGAACATCAATAAACTCGACATCATGCGACAAGGTACAGGCGCCGAACGAGGACTTAAAGATAATGCCAACACGCGGGTCTATGGTAACGGTAATCTGACTCATAGTAATCTCCTTTTGCGTTTCGTTTAAAAAGACTCTACGTAACTATCAAAAGACTGTCAAGCGAATCTATGAAAGAATCAAAAAAGAAAAAATATTCGCGCATTCATATATTATATAAGGTATTGCAAGTACCATGCCACAATATCAGTATGGATATTCTACGGTGGTTCCGATGGTCCTAAGTCAATGACATCTAATGACACATGATGACACATGATGACACATGATGACACTCCTTTGACTGCTGTTTACGACCGTACGCGGGGATTTTCAACGATTGTTCAAGAAATAACTATCAATATAATCAACTACTTACAACTTGGCATTAATATTGCATACAATTCTTTGTGAAACACTCATTTTAAATTGTAAATGATTTCAACTAGATGGGAGGGGGAGGGTCGGATGTTTCACGTGAAACGCGCTATAGTACCGTCGTTGACTCAAAAAAACATTTTTTTCGATTTCTGAGCTTTTATCCGGTTGTAATTATTCATGTAAATTTTTTAAACGAAATTTTAATAAAACTATTGACAAAAAATCGTTTATGGATTAAGATTTTTACTAAATTTAACATAAAAAAGGAGAAAAACATTGCGACGCCAAACAAAATCCATCGAAGCGCATAAGCAAGATGGTACATACAATTCTACGAAGCATGGAGTGGACGTTCCGTTGGCGGAAGGACCGCTGAGAAAAATCAATTGGGACAAGATGTCCTCGGAAGACATTTATACTACGATTGCTGATGTTATCGCACAGAAGGGACTTGACCATGCTGAATACTCTCTGGCTTTGGAACTCTTAGTTTATGCGGTGAATAGGATGCTTAAACTCCGCAGAGACTTGAAATCCCAAGGCGGCGAGACGTATATTACCCCAACAGGTATTCGGAAAAACAATCCTACAGCGAAACTTGTTATGGAAGCAGAGAAGCAAGTTGATACGCTCCTGCAAAGGTTTGGGCTTACGCCGGATTCTCGTAGCCGAGTAGCTAGGAAGAAGGGAGAACTTAATCTAGGGAGTGAAGATTCTTTCGGATCTCCGGAAGGTTTCTTCAATTAAACCAATAATTTAAAAATATTTTAAAAAAGTAGTTGACAAATCAAAAAAGTTTCACTATATTCCTTTTCACGATAAGCGCATAAGCATGATGCGAACAGCGAATTTAAATTACTTTGGAGGTAAACGCGCATCTAGGAAACTTGTATACCGCTCATCGTACTTAGGTGCTCACAGCAACAAAAATTACACTTGCCTGTTAAGCAATAATGTAAAAGCACCTAGTTATTTAGATAAAGGTTCTCACAGCAACAACACAACCATTCATACTGGAAGTAGCGTCCACCAAAGGGCGCAGAACCTTGGAGAAAAAAATCATGAGTACGAAAATTTCACCTTTTATTTCGGCATTTAACAAGAATCCTGACTCTATTACGGAAAACGGATGCCTTACCTATTCTGATTCCGATAATGCCAATCTGAACTTTTTCGCATTGGCCTCCGCTAAACGAGACTCCCTCAATTCCGCGAAGGAGCTTTTTGAGGAAGCATTAGAAGAAAATAAGAGTTTGGCAAGGAAAAACCTCTTCTATCTGCGTGATGTTCGCGGCGGACAGGGTGAAAGGGACATTTTTAGGGTCTGTATGTTGTATGATATTATCAAAAACGGTTATACTGACGACCGAAACGATATCATCTATAACATCGGACAAATCCCCAAATATGGCAGATGGGATGATTTTTTCTGGATTATGGAGGCTATCTATCCGAGTAACGAATCCATATATGATTTTATGGTTAATTTCGTGAAAACGATTCTCGACCTCGATGAAGGTAAAATCAATCTCGGACATTATGAAAATCTGACTCTTTGCGCGAAATGGTTTCCGCTAAAGAACAGTGTGTCCTCTCAATGGAGAAAAAACCTCGCAAAGAAACTTGTGGACGATATTTTCGATGGGAACGAGAAGAAATGCCGCAAGACCATCGTAAATATCCGAAAGCATCTGAATATTGTCGAACAGAAAATGTGCTCGAAAAAATGGAGCGACATTGATTATAGCAGGCTCCCTTCCTATGCTTTGATGAAACACACAAAGGCATTTACAAGAAATGACCCTTTTGGTTTTTCAGAATATACCGAAGCTGTTAAACGCGGCGAGAAAAAGGTAAATTCGAGCGTTCTTTACCCCTACGACATTGTTTATGGTGTTCAGCGGGACGGAGAGGAATATGAAGATATCTATGATGAAATGTGGAGAGCGTTGCCGGACTATACTGGTCGAAACAAAAATGCTATTTGCGTAGTAGATACCAGTAGCTCTATGCTGTCCAGAGTATCCAAATCTTCAAGTGTCACGGCTCTTGACGTAGCTATTTCTCTTGGATTGTATTTCGCTGAAAGAAGCAAAGGCCCGTTCAAAGACCATTTCTTTACTTTCAGTACCGAACCGGAGCTTGTAAAAATCTACGGAAATACGTTGCAGGAAAAAATCCAGAACATGGTTTTCAGAAATTGGGGATACGGTACAAACATCGAAGCTGTATTTTCTTTGATTCTCGATACCGCTCTTAGGCATAAATTGAAGCAAGAAGACCTTCCGGAAACACTGTATATCATTTCTGATATGGAGTTTAATGAGTCCACAGATTATTCAAAGACAGCTTTTGAATACATGAAGGATTCTTTCCGAGCACATGGATATTCGCTTCCCACCATAGTATTCTGGAATGTGAATAGTCGAGGAAGAAATCTTCCTGTCCAGAAAGACGAGGTAGGAGCAACGATAGTTTCCGGTCTGTCGCCTTCTGCGTTCAAGATGGCAGTACAAAACAAAAAACCTATCGAAGTTATGCTTGACATCCTTGGCTCGGAAAGGTATGCTCGTATCAGATAAAAATTGATGCGTGTGTGTGTGGGGTAGTTCAATTTGGTAGAACAATACAAAGGTATATGTTGGCGGTTCAATCCCGCTTCCCACACTCCATGCGACCGTAACTCAATTGGCAAGAGTAGCCGACTTTTAATTGGCAAGTTATGGGTTCAAGCCCCATCGGTCGCACCATAAATCTATAAAAAGGAGATCCATAGATGGACACGAGCACTGATTTCTTTGAAAGAATGTTTTATTGTGAAGGTTGGGATCAGCTTGACACTTTCGACTTTGTGTTTTATGATTGCACTTTGAACATGGATATTGGCGATTTTAAGAAAGGCGACAAGATTGACGCTATTACTGTCCTTTTTAGTGTCAGTAAGATCGAATTTGAAGCCTTCGTTGAGAACGAGGATGGCCCGGATGAAGAAAAAATCATTTATTCCGCAACACTTGTTCCCAGTATGATCGAACGACCTTAAAAACTATTAAAAAAGTTCTTGACATTCTGATTTAAGTTTAGTATAAGGTTTCCATCAATTCATTCATACGTTTGCTCCTCGAATCGGGAGACGCAATTTCCTCCTTTATTGCGTCTCCCACAACAAAAATTTTTAACAGAAGAATCGGCTTATAATCGGGAAGTTATATAGAATTTTATAGTACCGTGGGGCACACGGGAACTGAGAGTAATCTCTACGCTTGTCGACATCAGGTAATGGTGGTTGAAGCAAGAACCCCATACATTTATACATGGGGAGTGCCAAAGGTTCGAGTCCTATCGACTCTACCATCATACTATCGTAGCCCAACAGGTAGAGGCAAGGGTCTTAAAAACCCTACAGTATTGGGTTCGAATCCCATCGGTAGTACCAAAAAATATTGTGGGATAGTTCAGTTTGGTAGAACACTTGACTGTTAATCAAGGTGTTGGCGGTTCAATCCCGTCTCCCACAGCCAGAAGAATTAAAAACAGGACAGGTGCCAGAGTCAGGCTTATTGGGGCGGTCTTGAAAACCGTTGGCGCAGGAGCGTCCGTGGGTTCGAATCCTACCTTGTCCGCCAAATTTATCGATATTTATACGGGATACGAAGTAGAGCAGACAAGTGCGTTGAAAAACTGACGGATATGTCGAAAGACATAGACTAATAGTAGCTGCGACGCAATAGACCTTCTATGACGATAGATAGAACTAGCATATCAAACTCGTGGTTACGATGCTTCGTTACTTGCAAGACCCTATTAAATATCGATAATATTTCGATGGATTGAGTTGATCTACGTATCTCCCCGTATGGATCGAGAACGCAAGATCCTCTCCATCGATAAAAGCCAAACGTGATCTTGAAAGGAACGATTCGACCTCCTTGCGTAGCCTATCGAGGTCCGTTTGGCCCCACAAATCTCCGGGTGTAGTTTAAGAGCTTAGTCAGGATCTAGATGAGAAAACCGCATACTAGTAGGCACTCATTGAAAAAAGTGATATTGATTCTGACGGGCCACAGTTAAAACCTCTGCGCGAAGTAAATAGCTTCGAAGATGCGAATGCTTGATCAGCATTTTAGGTGCAACTCCCGCCACTCGGACACAATTAAATTTCGTGGTTCCATAAGTCATTCTCCATAATCATTATCTAATACGCCATAAGCACAGCCATTCAGGGTGGCAGTATAAAGCGTATATTCTGGCGGCAGGGTTTGCCGTTACAGCCTGTGGAGCGGGAAAGGCTCAAGCGCCCGCGTTGAATCAGGAACCCGCCTATAGTTTGGCCTAATTGGGCTTTACTGATAGGAATCCCCCGCCTAAAAGCGGGGGAGGATGCCAAAGATGGATAAAGGTGCTGCGAACATCTCCATCGCAATAAAAACCACGAAAGCGAAGGCCCCTAAAACATATTGAATTGTTTTAGGGGCCTTCTTTTGTCACTTATATACGTTGATAAACCATGTAACGAATATCGTGAATGCGGCGGATAAGATGCCTAACGCGCCTTTCCAGATCGAAATTTGTCTATCATGTCGTTTAAGAGTTTCTTTCATTTCCGTGATGTTGTCAATGTCGATTTTATCGAGCTTTTTACGCATTTCTTCAATCAACATGCTTTGGTTTCCAGTCCGTTCATCAATACGGTGGGCAAGTATAAGAATATGCCGTATTGTTTCCTCGTTCGTCATATTGTGGCAAGCTAGGCACCCGAGATTAGGTGATGCCGAGTGCTGCGTATTGTCCGCCATGATCTTCCTACTTTTTTGAAGTGCTTCCTATCGGAGAGGAATGGTACAAAAGTCTATTCTGCGAATTTGATGAATTAGACGATCCGAAGTAATATTCCATCACTTGTTTCGAGCTAGAATAGATATTCGACACAACACCACCAATCAGAGCGACAAGGAACTCAGGAACTTTTATATCTGAGAGAGTTCCATTCATATATAAGGCCATAGCATAAAATATCGCGGCAGAAACGGCAAGGTTGCCAATCACGTTTATAATAGCAAGAAGTTTCGGCGTCGAAGAGTCGTCAGCGTCTATTTCACGTTGGCGGGCATCCTTTCTGTCATCAGCAGAAATACGAACAAGATCCACCTCCAACTCAGCTAACTTTGCTTTAAAGTCGGAATCGACCTTTTTTAATTCTGCCAGTTGCTCGAAAGATGCTTTCTGCACACATTGAGCTACTTGCTTTTCGTCAGCGTCAGATGACAGCCCAAACGCTGCGGCTAGTGAGGATACTGCAACTCCAGCCAGAGGGCCACCAAGAGCGGTAGCGATTGTTGGAGCAACGGTTCCAACGACACTCTTCCAATCAAAATCCATAGTTTTTCCTTCATCCTTCCCTCTCCTATGAATTTTTTACCTATTAAAACTCAATCTGATAATGCGGCTGGTCAACGATAGTCTTCCAATTTCCGCCCCACGTGAGATTCACGCCAAGTTCTTCCGCGCATTCCATCATGGCCTTATTAATCATCAACCACTTTTCCTTGTCGGGCTCAACCTGAACAGAACCATTATAATAGGGATACAGGTCGACAGCGTGCCCATATCCATCGGACTGTTTCAGATGGTAGGACTTCAAGGTCTTTGAAAAACCATCCTTCTTCAACTGAACCTGCCTTTCATACGTGCGTAGCCCTTCAACTACCGTGAAATCGACTTCGCTTCGCTGTAGCGCGGCTTCAACAACGGCACGAAGCTTCGGATGCACACCTTCAAGATTATTCAATGAACGCTTAGAAAATTTACGCATACATTTTCTCCTGTTTACGTTTTTAGGAAGTAGCGTAAATCAATTTTACAATTTTGTCAAGTACCCATTCAAATAATTTTACAATTTTGTAAATAAAAAGGGCGTCTAAACTATGGACGCCCTTTTTATTTATCATAATAATAGCCTATATGTTTACGCAAAAACGCTTTTAATCAGTTGGACGCCTTCATCCGTGACTCCAATTTGATTATGAACTCCATCCGTCGAGTAGATCTTAAAGTATTTCTCGCCAGCCTTATTTACCTCGCAAAGGCGCTGATGAATATATCCTTTAGATTTCGCCCAATTCGTAATAAGCCCACGCTTCAATCCGAGCGATTTATTGATATCCGTGAGTGAAAAGCGTCCTTTCTTGTCAATCCGGACTTCCGCGATTTGTACCAACGGTTTCTGATATTCTACAGTTTCAAGAGCTTTTTGTTTGGCCTTTTCTGACTCTACCAAAGCTTCCAAGGCTTCAATATATGTCTGAGGAAGCGCTGCGACTCCATATCCTCCCGTCTTGCGGATGGAAGGAAGAATATCCTCGCACACCCAATCCTGAAAACGCTCGGCATTCGGCAAATTCGACCGCATGATAAGCCGATAAACGTCAGATTCAGGGATGATATTGTATGGCATGGCCCCTTGCGGCGAATCGCCGTACCTGAATTTATTGACTTTTTTACAATGCGCACTCACTGCGTCAGATGGTCGTCCATACCCCAACGCCTTAGCAATATCACTCGCTATAAACCACGGCTCTCCATTCTGTTGGATCACACGAACCTTACCAAACTCAGGATTCTCAAAAATCTTCAATTTATCCATAATTATCTCCTTTTAAATTTATTTATTATAATATAATCAGATTTCTACTTTTAAACACGAAGAATATTCGTGTTCTATTTTTAGGAGCAGAAAATGAGGGAATAAAGACCAGATTCGGAAACCATATTCATTTGATGAGGAATTTCAGCTCTAGGATTACCATCAGGATTAATGAGGGTAATCTTTTCGTCTTCATCCAGTCCTCGAAGTGCCTCCGAAATATTCCCCAACCCCAAACAATCGCATACATCCTTTGCTGTAAACCACGGATCTCCGTTCCTATCAACTACACGAACCTTACCAAACTCAGGATTCTCAAAAATCTTCAATTTATCCATAACAATTCCTCTCTTTTAATGGTTAAAAAAAAAATGCCCGACGACCGGGTAGCACAGAGACACTAAGTCTCTCCGGAAGTCGGGCAAATATTAATTTTTTATTGAAAGATTACTTGTGCTACCAAGATGAAAACAATATACACACTGAAATTACGTTTGCCAATATAAAAATTAATAATGTGGTTGAAAATCTTTTTGTGCAATCATCAGAATAAATGCGGAAGCATAATAGAGCTTTTCCTGAATTTCTGGAGTCATATAATCTGGATTATCCAATTCTTTCATCATTCTATCAGCTTCATACAAAATATTATATACTTCTCCAATTGCAAAAATATTTCCCTTATCATATGCATACTTATCTTCAATTTTATGCATATCTTTTACTATTTTGTCTAAAATTTCAATTCCATCATCATAATCGTCTTTAGAAGAAATACTTCTCAAAGTTTCCCAAGGCATACTATTTATCCTCCTTTTGTTCATCAAGAAGAAGAACGGTTGCTGCGGTATAGATGATGATATCGAGAAGCTCGTTTCTGGCACGTTCAGAATCGCCTTTGCGAACCATATCGTGAGCCTCATACGCCTTCTTATGAACTTGGTAGAGAGGCCCACCAATGCCTACTCTACGAGAGATTTCCATGAGAGGCTGGTCCATGAAGTCTACGGTGCCTTCTATGTTATGACGCTCCTTCCCTTTCCCAGAGAAGCATCGTAACATAGCCTGATGGATAACCTCACTGACTTTCCTTTCCCCATTGGTGATCTCACGGTTGCCTTCTACTTTATATTCATTATTGGGTTCCATAATTAATTCTCCTCCGGCTAATTCTTTTACTTTAATTGGATTATTATTCCATTCCAAAATAGCTTCTCGTTGCGGAAGCCATTCCTTACTTTTATTCCCGCATCGTGGACAAACAACTTTAAATAAAACTGAACTTAAAGGCCCTCTATAATCTGCTGGTTTGTCATTTTCTAAAAATGTATGTTCTTCTCCGCAATATTTACACATATTTGGTGGTGGTAAATAAAGATTATTTTCCATCGTGTCTTCTCGATTCTGTTGGTTCAGGGATTGGGCCAGCAAACTCTATTCCCGGAAGAAAATCATCAGCGCACAGGGGGATCACCTCAATACTAAAATTCATAATATGAGGCTCTGGGAAGAGACTGCTTCTCATCCAATAAAATCCGGGAACCTTCGGAATTTCATTTGTCCATGTCAAAGTATTGGAATGATCTTCGGCTGCGGTCTTTCTTTTTGGGTCAGTAGCTTCGTATGCCTCTTGAAGTACAGTCTTTGACTCTCTTATCCTCCAAGTATTAGCACCATTTGTTTCTACCCTTGATTCTTCGGATAAATATTTCACCATCTCGATCAGCCTTGGCACGGCGTTGCACGCGGCGACGATGTAAGCGGCGTCATTCAAATTTCCAAACACGTGGGGCAAGACAATATATGCTATATGCTCAGGGACTTCTTTTCCTCCATAATACCGTTCGATACGATGATGGTATGTTTCATTAGTTCCTTGCTCGCTTTTAGTCCACGGACCGGGAGTCGCTTCTTTCGCAAAATATTCCAATTCTTCAAGCCATTCTTGCGCATTCATTCGATGCTTCCTCCTTTTTTTTAGAGCCCCAATTTTACTTTGAGCTTCATATACATGGCAAGATCTTCCTTTCTCTCAGATTCTTGGCACCAAAGACCCCACGCCTTCTAGTCATTCAATCTTCTCAAATAATACAAAAGAGGATTAACAAATTCCTCGGGACTGCAATCAAGTTCGTATCTTTCCGTATATTCACCATACGCTACGACACGAACTACTTGTTTTCCCTTATATTCTACGAGCTCAACGCTACCATCGTCTAAGTAAGTACTCAATTCCAACTTTTTGCTACGTGCTTCGTTTTCTGCGGACACAATAGCTAATGCAAGATTCTTAATCTTTTCCTCGATTTCTTCATGTTGACGAAACAGATTGATTGCTTCTTCGCAAGATATTCTGGTCATATGTACCTCCTTTTTCTACAGTCCTAATTTTGCTTTGAGCTTCTCATACATAGCCAAGTCCGCCTTATACGTATATTCGCGTTTACGATTCTTCTTTTCTTCCTTTATGCGGTCATAATAAAGATAAGGATTAGAAAGTTCTGCCGTCGAGCACTCAATGTAAGCTATACAATCTTGGTAGGATTCTTGTGTGTGCAATAAGACGTTCAAACTACTTCCATTAGATTTCAATTCAACAGGGAACCCGTCCCAAAAACTTAATTGTTGTCTATCGTCAGGACATATTTCATTATGCAATCGGATAAGATCCTCCGCACGTCTCTCAAGTTCCGACTTCGCTGACTCGCCAAGTCTGATATTATGAAAAAGCAGTTCCACCTCGTTCATGATTCTTCCTCCATTTTTTTGTTCGACCGCAATTCTTGCATGTTTAAGACGGCATTGCACGCATTTATATCTTAATTTGCCCATCTCTGTACAACCCTCACCGATTATTTCACATGGCAGCGAATCCAGTTCACCAGCTTTCGCAAGCCAAATAGCTACCCTAGCCTCAAATTCGGCTACATCTTGGCTAAATCCCGATAAAGTATACCGTTTTGGATTCATAGAATAATTTTGACCAACGCATTGTGCATAATAACAGAAGCTATAAATACACTCGGTCTTTTTATCCCTTCCGCACCTAAAACACACGTCTTTTCGGTTTTCCAACCACTGTTTTTCGCTATCTTTAAGTTGAAATCTATAGCTTTCTTTGTTGTATAGGTCTTTAATCGGAAATTTAGCGTCCCAATCAGCTTCGGCGGCTTCCTTGGTTTTGAAAAGATCCGACTTTTTATTACAGAAAACGCTATTGCAAGTCACATGCCACATTTCGTATGGGCCTACAAAAGAGTCAATTAGTACCTTCTTGGCAGTAGCGTCATTAGCACAGTGCGGGCACTTTCTTATGTTCATATGCACCTCATTTTCACTACACACTCGTAAGCCTGTACTTTTCATACAGGACGAAGGCTTCCCCACGATGGCCCGGAAGTCGCTCCGCTGTATCCGGAAATTTAAGCCTCAAAATAACTTTGCGTCCCGTCTGTTTTGAAAAACGTTCCGCCGAGGGCAAACTCTCCCATGCCCGTACAGGAGGGAGAATACCTCCGGAAGCTCTATACCGATTAAGTTTCTTCGCCGTGGTTACATGCCATACAATCATTTATTTACCTCCTTTCGATGTTTCTCCAATAAACGCAGAATACCCGGATATTCGTAGAGTGTCAACAACTTTTTTACGAATATCCGGGTATATTTTATTTCCTATTCTCCAAGAAGAATCTTTTTGATCAACAGCACACCTTCTTTCGTAACCCCAATTTGATTGTGAATCCCGTCAGTCGAGTAGATCTTGAAATATTTCAATCCGGCGTTATTCACCTCAGTAAGTCTTTGATGGATGAACCCTTGAGATTTTGCCCATCGGGTAATTTGGCCTCGTTTCAATCCAAGAGATCGGTTTACATCAGTGATTGAGAAACATCCCTTCGTATCGATCCTCGTTTCAGCGATCTGAACTAGAGGCTTCTGAGCTTCGATGGTTTCAAGAGCCATCAATTTTGCCCGCTCTTCTATGCGACGCTGTTCTTCCTTATCTGCCCATGCTCGGGCAGCTTCAACAGGATCATTGAAATTAGGAAGCGCGACAGCATGTTTAATCTGCTCTTCCATCTCGTTAAAACGAGCGATATATGCCTCTTTCACCTGCATAGCCTCTGGAGTGGTGTATCCCATCGTCACCATAAGCAAGCCGTCTTTTGTGAGCAGATACATCGGAAGATTTCTACCCGTGCTATCTTTATACCCACTAAGCTGAAAGTTCAGCCCAGTAAATGACTCTGAGCACTTAGCTATTGTAACGCGAATATCCGCGAGTACATTCTTATGAGATTTACCAAAAGCCTCCGCGATTTGCAAGGATGTAACAGAAGGTTTACCATTGACGATTTCAATCTTAACAGGATCATTCATAGATTCTCTCCTTTTATATTATTTTAAAATAAAAATACCCGGATATTCGTAGAGTGTCAACAACTTTTTTAAAATAAAATATAGCCCAACAGAATACTCAAACATTCTGTTGGGCTATATTTTATTTCTACTCTTCAAGAAGGGCTTTCTTGATCAACTGAACACCGTCCTCGGTAATTCCGATCTGATTATGGACTCCATCCGTCGAATAGATCTTGAAGTATTTCAATCCAGAGTTGTTTACCTCAGGAAGCCTTTTGTGGAGATAGCCTTTCTCTTTTGCCCACTTTGTGATTTCCCCACGTTTCAATCCAAGAGATCTGTTTACGTCTGTAATCGAAAAACAGCCCTTCTTATCGATCCTCTCCTCCGCGATCTGTACCAATGGCTTTTGAACTTCGATAGTTTCGAGAGCCATCAGTTTTGCATGTTCCTCCAATCTGCGTTGTTCCTCCTTATCAGCCCAAGCTCGCGCGGCTTCAACAGGATCGGAGAAATTGGGAAGAGCCACCGTTCCGTACCCTCCATTCTTGCGGATGGAAGGAAGCACTTCCTCGCATACCCAAGCACGGAAAGCTACAGCTTGCGGGAGTTTCGAACCAAAAATAAGAGCATACATGTCAGATTCGGGAATAAAACACATGCCTCGAGGCCCAATTTCCAAACCCGGCATATCACCGCGTTTGAATAATTTCGCGTAGTTGCAATGTGCTCGGACGGCTGAATCCGTATCACGATACCCCAAAGCCTTCGCTACGTCACTCGCACCAAACCAAGGATCTCCATTCTGCGCGATTACTCGAACCTTTCCAAACTCGGGATTCTCAAAGATTTTAAGTTCATTCATAAGTATCTCCTTTTTAAATTTATTTAAAATAAGATATCCGGATATTCGTAGAGTGTCAACAACTTTTTTACCATCGGGATAAAATACTTGTTTCTGACTCTAGGGAATATCTCGAATGCGTATGCTATGCGGGAACGTAACCAAATGAAAGAAGAGATTATGGGTGATACGGAGGCTAGGAGGGTGTTTTTAAGGCTTGAAATGTGTTTCGTGAGTATTTGGTCGTGTAGGAGATGAATGTGGCCTTAAAAACGATTTGTGTAGGAACTTTTAGAATTTCATAGATTTACATTTATTAAACAAGATCATTCAGATAGTCTTCGGTGGTCAGGATGACGTTCTTTAATTGATTTTTCTTGTAATCTTGCAGGGCTACGTATGCTAGGAGCAGAGCATCGGAACGGTTATGGTGCTTCTTTAGATTCAGAGGTGCGTCAGGGAACATCTCTCGGGCCATCGGGAGCGACGGTTTGTCCTTCTTGTCGATTTTGACGAGGCCAAGCTCGCGTTGCCAGTATTGAGGGGGGACGAGAGAATACGGAATTTCGAGCGTCCGCAGGATTCCTTGCCAAGTCCCAAAATTCTCTCCGAAGGAAAACGTGGAAACTACTCCCTGTTTCGGCATGGCATGGACTTTCTCAATGTAGGCGTGGCTGACGTGTTTATTGAACTTGCGAAGAAACGAGATTGGGTGATTCGTAAAATCGCAGAGTGAACAAAATGATCCATCATCAGAGATTACAGCTACGGCACCAGTTTTTCCAGGGTCGATGCCGATGAAATACGGTTTATTGAATTTTGATTTAGCCATCGAATATTTACTCCTGTGTAACATTTTATACTGTGTAACATTTTATACTGTGTAACATTTTATACTGTGTAACATTTTATACTGTGTAACATTTTATACTGTGTAACATTTTATACTGTGTAACATTTTATACTGTGTAGGTTTTTTGATTAGCAGATGTGTGTAGCAGAAGAGCCGAAGGAAGTCAAGGATAGGGGGCGTAGATCACACCCGGATCACACGGATCTGAAATAACTAATTGAAATATATTGTAAAGATTGAAAATTGGTCTTTAAAATTGAACCTGAAAATCGTTCATATAACTCACTAGAATATATTGTGATTTAAAAAATCGGGATCACACGGATCACACTCGGTTCAATAGTTTCGATACTTTAGGCCCTTGTGATCCGGATGATCTTGATCCGGGTACCTCCCAAGTCTTTTTATATATGATCACGAGGGGGGTACAGGGGGTATGTTGCATATTTGAGACTGGTCATTTTTTTTCTTCTTATGGACTTATCTTCTCTCTATCGGGATCACAAGGATCACATAAATAAAAATATATAAAATAAAAGGATAAAAATGTGATCCCGATTGTGATCCCGATCCAATTTGTGATCCCGATATCGGGATCACACTTCTGTTAAAATCCCATTTTTTGAAGCTCCTCTCCCAATCTGTGGGAAAGCTAAAAACTTAAAGTGTAACTCTAAGAATTTCTTTGTAGTTGAAATAACTAGACTTTTTATTTAAGGTTTAACTCAGAAAGTTTCCGTTTAAAACTCTTTTAAAAGCCGGAATTTCTTATCGACCGATTTAATTGACTTTTTTATTTTAGGTTTCTTTTAGTTTTAATTCGGAAAGTTTTCTGTCTAAAAGAAACTTTAAGAAAGATTATAAGCTCCGAATGTCCCATTTTGGGCATTATGTAAACTTTTGGAGTTCCATTTTCTTTTCTTTTCCGTTTAAAACTCTTTTAAAAGCCGAAATTTCTTTGTAGTTGAAATAACTCAAGTTTTTATTTACGGTTTCTTTTGTAAACTTTACGGTTTAAAACCCTTTTAATTCCTTTTAAAAGCCGGAATTTCTTATCGACCGATTTAATTGACTTTTTTATTTTCCAATTTAAACTCTTTTAACTCAGAAAGTTTCCGAATTAAAACTAAAAGAAACCAAAAATAAAAAAGTCAATTATTTCCAAGAGAAAGAAATTTCGGCTTTTAAAAGAGTTTTAAACGGAAACTTTCTGAGTTAAAAGGAATTGGATCACCTTTTAAACGGATCAAAAGACGAAAAGAAGATCCGAATCTCCTTTGCCGATCTGTTGGGCTCCGAGATTCGGATCTTCTTTTCGTCTGAGTTTAGGTTTTGCGGGTGGGGATTAATCTGTGCTCAATTCGTCAAACTCGTTTTTTGGGATATTCAGATATTCACAGAACAAACCAATGCAATCATCCAATTTCGGAAAAACGTGTACTTTCATTCTTTCATTCCTGTTTGCGATTTGAAGAACCCTGAAAGTGTGATCTCCTAATCCAAAAATACGTTTTGTTTCGATACTGAATTTTTTTAAAGATACAATATCATAGGTGGATGCTCTACTTCTAACCATTTCTTGTTTAAACTTTTCGTGTGCCTTTCCAAGTGACAAATAGCTAGGCCAAGATGGGCAGTCTGAGTCCTCAAAAAGCTTTACTGACTTTTCATCTTCGATTTCTTCCCTCGGGAATGCCCCCTCAGAAAGAATATCATACCACCATTTCTGCACACTATTCAAAGAAAGGAGTTTCTGTTCCATGAGAGCCTTCGTCTGGGGAGCCTCTCGGATATTCACTCCGCTAAAGTCATAATGTTTCAGATAGACGTAAAGGGCCTCGTCACCGCCATTCTCAAATTCCTCATTAAGGTCTTTGAAGTATCCTTGAGTGTCCTGCTTATGCTTCGAGGACACATCGAGAACAAAGAATCTGCGGGCGTCCTTACCTGCGGGGATAACCCAGTCCTCGTTAGAAGACATGATGAACCGGGAACAGGAATGCACAGAGTACGATTCGAAGCCTTTCCTTTCGATCACCTGAGTACGTTCCGTGATCTGTGACTTGAGAATACTTTCGTCCTGTTTGCTTCCGGCCCAGACAGCTTCGTCGAGGTAGATAAGGACTTTCCCTTCGGTAGCTCCGTTGAAGTTAGAGAAGTAATGCTGCCTATTCGCTACAGACAAGCCGTGCTTGCCTAACATACTCATGAACGGAGATACGAAAGATCCTTTACCAGTACCTTCCTCACCACGAAGCACAACGGCTACGCCGGGCTTATCCTCCGGCTTTTGGACCATATGTGCAAGCCAAGCCCACATATACCGTTGGTGATCTTCATTACCATCACAGATTACTTCATTGACGTGGCTCCTAAACAATTTGCAGCGTTCAGTGGCCTCGGCAATTCCCATCTCCGAGTTTGCGTATTTAAATCCACGCCAGAGATTGTAGTACCCCTTGGGAGCCCCCTGCGGAGCAAATTCCACCCCACGATATTGACGGCGGTTCTTGCTTTCCATCCATGCTTTGAAGAGGGGTTTTTGCTTCACGTTCCCTTTTGCATCAAGAAACTCGAATGCGGGAAGGTTTGCGGAGAACTCTTCGGCGGCCCTAGGAGTAAGGAATTTGGATTCCCCGTCAGGATCTTCGTAAATGATTGCCGATTTCCCTCCGATAAAAGTAAAAGCGAAAAGGTCATTCATTTTCTTGATCAGAGGATGCACGTAGTCCTGATCGGAATCTTCTTCCTTTTCGGCGTTTTTAACAATATCGGATGATGAATCCTCCGAATTTCCGAAAGGTGATTCTCCGAAAGGATTATCCCCTACACTGGTCTGGGATTCCTTGTTTTCGGTTTTAGGGTCTTCTGTTCCGTAGTCTTTCATAATCATCTCAAACATGCGTTCGGCATAGATTGGACAGCTTCCACAGACCCTCGAACGCTCTTTACCCAGAATTGTGATCATCGCTCCGCAGCCAAAATCGCATGGGGATTTTTCATCAGTATCCCACACGCTTTCAAGATGGTGCGTCCTGTCCATAGCTGACGTGTATCCTTGAGACTCTTCAAAATTTTCAAGGAAGTCGACTACGAGAGGGTGGTTAATGGCTTCCGACTTTGTAAATCCCGCCGACCTGAGCGCGGGGACAATGGCAGAGAAGCACATCTGATTGAACGAATAATCTCCAGCTTTCTTTGTAAGTCCAAGAATCGCCTTTAGGCAAGGAACGATTTCCTTGTCCTTAATATTAAGCGGGGCTTGCTTCCTTTCTGAGCGGGCTTTGATGGCCCCTACGACATTCGCTTCACATCTACGGAAAAGATCGCTCAGATAGTCAATTCTGGCGGGTTTCTTCGCTTGTTCGTCAGGTTGAGGCGATAGAGCTTTGCTCTGGAAATATTCGATGGTATTATTGATAAGCTCGTCCGCGCTAATACGAATTTTGTATCTGCCATTGGAACGAAGCCTATTCGCAATTCGGAACATCTTTCCACGCTTCATAGCGAACATGGAATAGTCGAGAGTTTTATAGCCTTCCTCGCTAGGGAAAAGTTCAAGGCACACTTCTTTGTAAATCCAAGGAAGGACGCGATGCCCATTTTCCGCACCAAAAGCCTCCGCAGGAACGACGATATGAAAACCCTTCTGCCCCGAATAATAGATTCTAAGAGACTCCGAATCCAATCCCAAAAGAACCAATTTATTCAAAGCATTTACTGTATCGATACGGCTCTCCTCAGCATCTTTTGAGTCGAAATCGAGAGTCAAATCCCCATATCGTACTACAGCCAAATTAAGGATATCCTTATTTTCATCCTTATAATTGGGCTCCGTTTCAAAAGACATTGACGTAGAGAACATAGCGATATTCGGCACTTTGTCGATTTTACAAATCTTCCAAGCGCTTTCTCTTTCTTCAACTTTCCAATATACAAATCGTTGCATATATGCCACCCTCATCTCCTTATTTTCTATTTATTTCTAGGCTTTACGATATGCACTTTTTCTTTTGCCCGAGTAATCGACGTATACATCCAGTGCTTTCTGTTTTGAGTATCGTTTTTTCTCATTTCATCATCAAATATAATAACGTAAGGCCATTCGCTTCCTTGAGATGCGTGTGCGGTAATTGCATAGGCAAAGTCGACGACGATAGACCCCCACTTCGGCTTATTGCTTTCAGGAAGTTCAAATGCCGCCCGAAGAAGGGAATCATTCACTTTTATAGTGTGATGCGTGTCTCCATCTTCCTTATAGTCAAAATATAAAGTAATTTTATTTTGACTTTCGTGAGATCCTACAACACTTCCGATATCTCCATTGACCAATATCAGCTTATTATATTTTTTTGAAACAGATTCCCGGATATTCTGCTTGACGATTATTTTATCGCCAACAACTGGAAATACCTGATTTTTTTCTTCCCGAAGCCAACGGTTGAGCTTCATCCGAGTAGAGTTCTGGCCCGTAATGACCTGATCCGCGATAGCATACTCTTCTTTAGGCAACCCATAGGAAAATCCTATTCCTTCGTTTTTCCAATATTCCCATCCTTTGAAGCCTCCCATACGAATTTCAGTGGCTAGGCGAGTAATTGGAGATTCCAATGCGGCACGGTGTACCTCCGACAGGAACGCATCGAAATCCGAGGGATTGGAAGGAAGGACTTGAGCGGATTTTACAGGTTGCAGTTGGAAAGGGTCCCCAACAAGAATGAGTTTCTTGCAGATCTGTTTCAGGGCCTTAAACTCTTTATACCCCAACATGGAGGATTCGTCAATGACAACAACCCTCGAAAAGAGTTCCGGGCACGGAGAATATGTGAACTCTATGCCTAAATTATTTTTTGCCTCCAGCAAATACGTGTATCTTACGATGTCTTGGTCTTCACCGGACTCATCAGCTATTTTTCTTGCTTCCTCCAGTTCTTCATCGCTGATTTCTCTAACGGAATAGAGCGCAGAATGCACCGTCTTTATGAGCGTCCCCGCTGGCATTTTTCGAGAAAGTACTTGACAGGCTTTCCCCGTAGGAGCGAGCATGATCAATTCATCTTTATAGTATTCCGCCAAGGCGTAAAGCAGCGTAGTTTTGCCTGTACCCGCACAGCCCCCTAGCATAAAGGGCTCCCAATCCTTTTTATGCCGAATGATTTTTTCAATTGCCTCATTTTGATGAGGAGTTAGGATGACTCCCATGTATAAAACCTCCTTTGAAAAAAAAATACTTTGAAAAACATCCTATTTAAAACACACAAAATCCGAAATACCCAAGAATGATAGATCGGATTTTGTGGGGAGTCAATAGAAAAATTTAAGTTATTCTTCGATATTAAGTTTTTTCTTTACAGTAAGAAGTACAGAACAGGCTTCATTAATCCACATTTTAAGATTATCGAGGTCTTGACGCATTTTTTGATTTTCCGTAAAAGCGGAATTGAGGGCAACTTCTTTACTTTTAAGTTTTGCTTCCAATGCTGAATTAGTACGTTTGAGGTCTTCGATTTCTTTATACAAAACCTGTGTTTCCTTAGATTTAAACCAATACATAATTAAACTCCTGTTTTGTTAAAATGGAAGAAGCTCGAATTTGATCAACCTGAGCCCTTCTTCCGTAATTCCGATTTGGTTGTGCACCTTATCCGTCGAATAGATCTTAAAATATTTCTCGCCAGCCTTATTCACTTCGGTCAATCTTCGATGAATGAATCCTTTCGCTTTTGCCCAATTCGTGATTTCTCCTCGCTTCAAACCAAGAGATTTTGTAATATCCGTGATTGAAAAACATCCCTTTTTATCAATTCGTTCCTCGGCTACCATGACCATCGGCTTTTGTTGTTCGACTGTTTCCAGAGCTTTCATCTTTTCTTCTTCGGAAGCTACAAGAGCCTTGAGAGCATCCAGATAGTTTGAGGGAAGCTGCGTAGCTTGTTTTATTTGTTCCTCCATCTCGTTGAACCGGGCGATGTAGGCTTTCTTCATTCGCATAGCCTCGGCTCCGGTATAGCTCATGACGAGAAGGACAAAGCCATCCTTGCTCATAACGTACATGGGCATTTCTTTATTCTGTTCGGACAGATAGGATGAGAGCTCAAAATTGAGCGCTCCGAATCTATCTTCGTCGTTATCCAAAATATCACGGATATCGCGCAAGATGTTCCTATGCTGTTTCCCAAAGCTCTCCGCCACCTGCAACGAAGTTACCGCAGGTACTTCCTTCCCACCGACAAAAATATTCCTAATAACAATCTGATTCATAATTTTTCTCCCCTAATTTATTATTTTATAAGATACAGAGCGATCTGCCCCGCCTAATAGGAGGACAGCCCAAAATTGGACTCTCCGAATCCGTCCTTGCTCATAACGTACATGGGAAGCTTTCGTCCTGTGGAATCCCCATATTCACTCAGCGCAAAGTTGCGCTCAGTAAATTCCAGTGAACATTTTTCAATAATTACGCGTATATCCCTCAAAACGTCTTTGTGGTTTTTGCAAAAACTATCCGCAATCTGCAATGAAGTCACAGCAGGTACTTCTTTGCCACCGACACAAAAATTCCTAATAGCAATCTGATTCATAATTTCTCTCTCCCGATTTTTTTTATTTTACAAAATGCAATGCGATTTGCCCCGCCTGATAGGGGATAAAAAAGCAAGTGTAAACCATAATGTAAAATACAATATTTTTTGTTTCCTCAGTGTCGTATTCTTCATCATATGCAAGATGAAAAGAAAGCGCATGAATGAGAAATCCCCAAATCACCGCCGAGCATATGAACAATATGTCGAAGAACCATTTTGTGGAAAACATAAATTCCATAATACTACCTTTGCTTATTAGATTTCATTTCCCCAACAATCCCAACCATTGTATTCCTGTCTAGCGAACAACTCTATTTTCCTACAATCCGGGCCGACAAGCTGTTCTATCCTTTGGCGGGCTTCATCTGGTTTTTTAGAGTGTTTCTCAATCTCAGACATTATGACTTGATGTACTCCCGCGCAATTCCGAGCCATTTTGCCTTTCACTCCTATAAAGCAAGGCTCCGAATTTCCGCGAGTCCAATTGCCCAATCCGAAGAAAGGCTTTTTGTTAATGCGGTTCAGCTTAATCCACTGAAAACCGATTGTCTTATATTTGAATCCCCATTTTTCCATCAACCAAAGACCTTCCTTGATTAATGGATATGTCATCCACATGAAAAGAACACAGTTGTCTTTACTAATGGATTCTACGGGAAGCTCCCCAATATCTTTTATGTTCATGGTAGAATAATGTTTTTCTGCCGAGCCATTAAGACCTTTATTGGAATAGCTCCAAGGCGGGTCTGCGTAAATGACATCGTATTTTTCAGGGCAATGCCACAGGTCTTTTATAATCATGAAGTATCCTATTAAAGTGTTTCAAATTCAATTTCGGAATCATCGGGGTTTTCAGTATCTTCAATGAAAGGCTCATATTCCCTACAAACGGAGCATACCTCTCCAGAAGTGATAGGCGCGATTACTTCATCTTCATTTTCAGGATTTTTGTAAACAAATCTTACGCATCGTACAACAAGCCTATTTTCATTTTCAGGAATATCCACATAGGCGCACTTACACGTTCCAATTTTTGAATCCATTTTTAAGAGCCTCCTCTTCCCATTCTTTTTCGAGTTTTTCTTTATTAGGTACAGGGATGATAAAAACACAAATGATAACCGCAGCAAAAGAAATTAGGCCACCATACAAAAGTGTCATAATAGTTTCCATCTGTGTTCTCCTTACATATGAAACATGGATTTCAATTTTTCTACAGTAGAAAGATATGGATTCTCTTCATCATCAATAGAGATATTTTCCGTTGGAGTAAGTTCATCTAAAAGAGACTTTAACTCCGAGCGGATAAGTTTTTCGCAATTTTGCATCGCTCTATATTTAGTTACATATCTTGAATTCGACAGAAATGTCCTACCAAATGCTGTAAATCCCCAATTTCCTTTTTCGTCTTTAAAAACAGTCGCATCTGGGTTTATTACGCTTTTCGTACGAAGGAAATACCTTTCTTGCTCTAATGTCGATATGTCTGCCCAATGATAATCCATAATTCATCCTCCTCAATTTTTTCCCATACTATTTCACGAAGAAGTTTTTGTCAAGGAAAAAGTCTTGAATTTTTTGATTGGATAGGTTACTTTGAAAAAATCACAGATTTGGAGGGAATTATGAGGTTGAGATATAACGGAAAACTTTTTCAAATACGGGCACATACACAGGAAGAACGAAGCGCATTTAGCAAAATGAAACACGTAACATATAATAAGGAAGAAGACTGGTTCGAGACAAAGCTATTCAGGGTTGCTAAGGAATTTATAGAAGTTTCACATGATTACAGAACCAGAAGCATCCTTGAGAGCTTTTCAGAAAAATGGAATCTCTCTTGGGCAACGGCTCCGACGAAAGGATTTTCCGTGCCAGCTAATGAAGGTTTGCACTATTTAGAGTATCAGTTGGCTGGCATAGAGTATATGATGAGGAACCCCGGAGTCTTACTTGCTGACGAACCCGGAACTGGTAAAACCATTCAGATTGCTGGATACTTGAATTGTCTCCCTGAAATTAGGAAGGTCCTGATCATATGTCCATCATCCCTCAGACTGAATTGGAAAAGGGAATTGGATAAATGGCTTGTCGATAAATCCCGTAAAGTAACCTTGGACCCTAAAGACGATGAGGCTTTCGCGCATATTGTAAGCTTTTCGAGTGTATGGAGGCCGAACGTATTTCCTTTTCTCGACAAGAGAAAATACGATGTTGTGGCTATTGACGAAGCTCATAACTGCAAAAATGACGAAGCGAAAAGGACTATTCAATCGCTTCATCTCGCAAAAAAAGCATTTCGGAAAGTCCTCATGACCGGAACTCCTTTGGTGAATAGGCCCATAGAATTATTCCCGCTTCTGAACTGTCTTGACGAAAAAAGATGGCCTAATAAATTCGCGTTTGCATTCGAGTATTGTTCCGCGCATTATGAAGATATATACGTATATGATAAGCAAAAAGGACGTGCGGTAAAAAAATCCGTACTCAATATGAGTGGAGCTAGCAATCTTCCATCCTTATCCGAGAAGCTCCGTGGGTCAATGATGATCCGAAGGTTGAAATCAGATGTACTTCCGCAGCTTCCCAAGAAAAGAAGACAGCTTATTGAAATACCTTTGGAAACAAAAGATTGTAAGGCCGCTATCAAGGAAGAAGCCAAACGGTGGGCCGAATTATGTGATCTTTATGGATACGAAGAATGCGTACGTCAGATGGAATTTGGCGACGGAGTTGCGTTTACCGAGATGGCTGCGAAGCGTAAAGAAGTCGCGTTGAGTAAAATCCCATTTTGTGTAGAATATTTAAAAGATTTGCTTGAGGGGGTTGACAAAGTCGTCGTTTTCGCGCATCATAGGGCTGTTGTTGATTTACTAACCGACGAGCTTAAAGAGTACAATCCCGTAAAAGTTGTAGGAGGAATGTCGGACAAACAAAAGCAGGAAAGTGTTGATTCATTTCAAGAAAATGAAAATGTACATCTTTTTATCGGAAATATCCAAGCTGCTGGTGTTGGATACACCTTGACAAAAAGTTCAATAGTGGTATTTGTAGAATTGGCATTTGTGCCCGGACTTATGAGTCAAGCTGAGGATCGTTGTGTACGAATCGGGGCTACAGCGGATTATGTGCTTGTTCAGCATTTGGTCCTAGAAAAATCCCTTGACAAAGACCTTTGTTCCATGCTTATTCATAAACAGGAAATTGCAGATAAAATTTTAAATTAAATAAGGAGATATGAATATGTCTTTTAATAGCTTCAAAGGCTTGATTGAAACGAGTAACCTCAAGGAAGTTTTGATTGCCTATCTTGAGAAAAATCCAAATTTTCTTCAATGCGCTCCTGTTAAAATTCGTAGGGAAAGTGCCGCAGATTTTCTTAAGGGAGAGAATCCCGAGGAGAGTCATCGACTTCCGGTTTTGCGGGAAATGGTTGAGCTTTTTAAAGAGGGACGGAAACCCGAATATTACCGATTGATTGCAGCCTGAGCGGAGTATGTTGGGATTCCCTATAAGAACGGAGAAATTTCTTTTAAGGATGAGGAAGAACTTTATTTTGCCGATTTTGATAAACTCGCTGTCATTGGAGCGTATATTGAAAAATTTTTAATCCCTGAAATGGGAAAAAATTTTAAAATGATAAATGACGACGAAGTAGAACTTTTGATCATGGCTCTCAAGAACATGGACTCCGAAGATTTTCTTAAACTCGCTGTCGAGTCTTTTATCAACTAACAAAACATGAAGGAGAGAGAACTTAATGTGGGCATCTGATAATATCCGAGTAAATGTGGAAGGTTCCCCCGAAGCGGTTGCCGAGTTTTTCTTGCGTCTTGGAGGAATGAAGTCCGGATTTAATGGAGCAGTAGAATCGCCTAATCCTGTCGAGCCACATAAATCCGAACCAAAGATAGAAGAGATTGATGCGAAAGATGAAAAGCACACGTCTCCCATCGAAGATAAGCCCGTTGAAAATGAAGAAGAGGCATCTGACGTAGAAAACAAGCCTACGAATAGCGATGAAGAACGTGAGCATTTGAAGTCTATTCTTACTGAACGCGGAATCGAGTTCTCTCCTCGTGCACGTCTTGCTACATTGAAGAAGCTCGTAGAAGACTCTGATAATACCGTCGAGGAATCCACAGAAGAGCCTGAACCCAAGATTCTCAAAAATGATGAGGTCCCTCCAGTTATGGAAGACCCTGCGGCGACTATCTTGCAGAAGACCGGACAGGAAGAATATAACGGTGGAGAAGGCTGTGCCTCCGAAGAAGAGGACTATGGGGACGTTCCTTCCGCTCCGCTCAAGTTTGAGGAAGAATCTGAAAGAACTTATACTCCGGCAGAATTTCTGGATGAGTGCAAGCGGTATTGCAGTCGGGTAATGCGGACTGGCAGAGATCTTAATACGTCTCATAGAATGCTTGCCGATATTCTTCAAAATGTGACGGGTGTAACTCGCAAAGTCATTGAAGTGGAGGAGAAATATTACAATACGATTGTGACGAAACTTCATAATCATATAGACCTTTTGCGAGAAGATCACAATTCAACCAATGAATAAAGAAATGAAAGGTAAGTGTATTGGGAAAACATAGCAGGATAGGAGCTTCTTCCTCAGAAAGATGGATGGCGTGCCCCGCTTCCGTCAGGATGAGCGTAGGGCTCAAAAATGAAGACAGCCTTGCAGCAAGAGAGGGCACTGCTGCACATGCTCTAGCGGAGTTCTGCCTTAAAAATGAGATGTATCCCGCATGTAAGAAAGGAAAAAAGATCTACGTAAAGGGAGATTCTTTTGAGATAGAAGAAGAGATGATAAAAAGCGTCTCTCTTTACGTAGGCCACATTCTTTACGTAGTTCATAATCAAAAATTGTGGATGGACGAGAATGGCGACCTTGTTCAAATCGACACCGAAAATGTCCATTTTGAAAAGTTTGAGAAAGGGGATAGCAAGAAGCTGTCCGTCGAGGAAAAATTCGCTCTTACTTGGATAAAGGAAGGGATGTTCGGTACATGCGACTGTAATTACAAAGATTATAAGAATAGGAGACTGTATGTATTCGACTTAAAATATGGAAAGAGCACGCCAGTAACAGCCGTTGACAATTCTCAAATGAAATACTACGCTTTGGGTATTGTAGGAGAGCCATTATCGAATGACGACTTTGATGAAGTAGTAATGGTTATTGTCCAGCCGAGAAACGATTGTTTCGGGGTAAGTTCGTACAGTCTAAAGATCGATGACCTCTATTTCTGGGCTGAAACGGAATTACGCCCTGCGGCAGAAAAGACAGAAGATCCTGATGCCGAATTTTCATCAGGAGATCACTGTAAATGGTGCCCGGCTTTTGGAGTTTGTCCTCAGATCGAAAAAGATCTTGGATATTTAGTAAATTATAACAATTATATAGAAGAAAAGAAAAAAAATATTGAACTTCCAGACCCAAGACACTTGACAAGTGAAGAAAAGTCTCGTATATTGCATCTATCGATTGTGTACGCACCTTGGATCGAAGCGGTGGCAAAATCAGCTTATGAAGACGCTGTCGCGGGAAGATTAGTTCCGGGGTTTAAGCTAGTTAAAAAAAGAAAATCGAGACGAGTTTGGAGGGACAATGCGCTCACCGCCCAAGAGCTAAGTTTGAAGTATGGAGATGAAATTTTTGAGGAGAGAAAGTTAAAATCGCCTTCTAAATTAGAAGGTATTTTGACAGGAGAGGAAATTGATCTCTACTCATTTAGACCGGAATCCGGTACGGAATTAAAACCAGAAAACGATAAACGTAAATCCGTAAATCCATTAACATCTATCGACGAATTTTATTCGCAACAAGAGGAAAACTAAAATGGCAAGAGTTACTAAGCGCGTTATTTTCAAGGCTTCTATTTCTTATCCTCATCTTTCCGAGCCCGTAGTCAATCCTAATGATAAGAACAAAGACCCTCAGTACAGCATTGAAGCGCGCATTCCCAAGAGCGACGTAGACACGATTAAGAAAGTGCGCTCCGTGCTTGAGGAAGTTTATACCGAGGGCGCTGGCCCGGATAAGAAGAAGTGGAAAGTTGATTTCCGTGAGCCCGGATTTTTTGATACGTATCTGTCGAAGCAAGGTAAGGATGGTTTCCCTCTTCGAGACGGCAAGTATAAGCCGAGCGGCGATTGCGACGATATTGTTTTCATGAGCGTCAAAAACAAGTATCCTATTGCTCTGGGCGTAAAGACTGGCCCCACGACTTATCGGAAGCTCGAATCGAAAGAAGAAATCGAAAAGGAACTTTACGCTGGTTGTATCGCCGATGTCATCATGGACGTTTACTATAATGACAGGCCCGGCACTGAACCTGGATGCTTCCTTTCCCTCAAGGGTGTCGTAAAGACTGGTGAAGGACAGCGTCTTGCCGGAAGCTCTCCCGTCGACCTTGGCGAACTCTATGGCACCGAAGAAAATAACGATGTAACCTACGGTGGCTCGGAAGATTCTTCCTCCGATGATTTGCCGTTCTAATAAAAAATAAGGAAATAAAATAATGTCAGAGAATGAAAAGACCAACAATGTTTGCCGCCGCGACTTGACGAATGCCGTCATGCGTATTACCGGATTCCGCCGTGCTGATATCGAAAAGGTTATCAATGCGTATACTGAGGTGATTTATGCCAATCTTAAAGCAGGACGTAGCGTGAAGCTGCATCGGCTTTGTACTTTCAAGGTCGTAGACTTGGCCCCTCGTGAGTTCCGTTCAAACCTTACCGGAGAAATTGTTCGTAAGCCCGCACGAAAACGTGTTCGTGTGAAGCTTTCCTCCCGACTCCAGATTAATGAGAAGAACTAAAACCCTATAACAAAAGTCCCCGCATCCGAGCTAAAAAAAGCAAAGAGCGGGGACTCTACGTTTATACTGAGAGATACGCTATGACCATATCAAACTGTTTGTACTGCGGGGGAAAGGGGAAGCTCGTAATTCGATCCGGATTAAAGAATTATCGTAAAGTCGATATTTATCAGGTGCAATGCAATAAATGTCGTGCTAGAGGCCCTATATCCGATAATGAAATCAATGCTATACGTTATTGGAATGGGAAAGGGTATCCTTCCGCATAAAAAGTTCTTGACACGGAAAGCGTAATTTAATAGGTTGTAAAAAACATCAACAAGGAGAGCAAATATGTCTATTCTCAAGTCCAAGGTTTCCGTTATCCGTTTTATCACCGAAGTTGAAGACAATCTGGAAACTATCATCAATGGGCTTAACGCCGCACGTTTTCAGGAAAAGTGGGAAGCGGGAATGGATTCCATGCAAGGCTTCTGCCCCCTTAATGACCGTTGGGGCTCCTCTGATTTCCACGAAGGCAACATCAAGGCGAATGGGTTTATTGCATTCTTTTTCCGTACTGACACTAAGCGGGTAGATCCCAATCTTCTCAAGCGTGAAATCTCTGACCGGATTGAGCGTTTCTCTGAAACTCATGGGAAGAAGCCCAATCGTGAAGAACGTAAGGACATTCAGGTCACTGTAAAGAACAAACTGCTCAATGAAGAAAAAGCCAAGCCCTCTTTCTATCCGGTCATGTTTAATCCCGAAACGGGGGAAGGGTATCTTTTCGCTACTTCCAATAGTGTCTTTGAGAAGTTCCGGGCATCGTTCAAGTTGGTTGCCGGGATTCCGAATGTCAAGAATCTCGAAGAAATCGTGGAATCCAGAAACCTTGATTTTATGGTCGATAGCCAGACGTTCCTGACGTGGTTCTGGTGGCGCATGGAGAACGATCCCACTAAACCCGTCACCACCGAGAATACTTCCTACGAATGCTCCATGAGCGGCACTGTAACGGTAAGTTCGGCGGAAACCGGGGAAAAGGTCACGGAGAAGTCGGATCAGCTTCATGAGGCTCGTATGGCCCTTTTGCGGGGTCTTCGTGCGGAAAAGGCGGCGGTTACTTGCTGCGCTGGTTCCGGAGTTAATATTGAGTTCGCTTTGAATAATGAAAGCCTCAATATTTCTGGGCTCCCTATTCCTAAGATGGAAGAAAAGCCGAGCGACGTGTTTGAAGAATTTGAACATGCGAAGATTCATATTGATGAAGCTTTTGCTCTTATTGATTCTTTGATGGAGGAATATATTGAGCTTAATGCGGTAGGCGACCCGCTGCCTCCTACTCCGCTTATTCATTGGGGCCGTGGGGACTTTTGTTCCGGAAGCATTGAAATTCTGTAAGCATGGAGGATATAATGGCAAAAGGAACTTTCAGGGTAGTAGAAAAAATTTGTCCTTTTTTGAATGCGCCGTGTAAGGAAAAGAGGTGTATGATGTGGGATGAAAAATATCTAGTCTGCCAATTGGCATATCCAGCGAAACGTAGGGTGAAAGGCGAAAGTATACAGCCTCTTTATCTAAATCACATAAACATGGAAACGAAATAAATAAAAAAAAGATACCAGCTATTTGTTAAAAATTCTGGTATCTTTTTTAATAAAGGAGGCATGATGAAATCCGTAATTGACTTTGAAACGAGATCCCCTGTAGATATTAAAACCTGTGGAGCTTACGCATATGCTGCGCATCCCGACACTGAGGTGATGATGCTTGCTGTCCGTATATGTGGACAGGAGGCTCGTGTATGGGTAGCTCCGGCATATAGACATTTTCTTGATACTGAATTGAGCGACGATGAATTGCAGGATATTATTAATAATTGTGAAGAGATTGCAGCACATAACGCCCCTTTCGAAAGAGCCATTTGGAAGTTCAAGATGGAGCCTCTCTGGTTTAAGCCATTGCCATTAGAGAAAATTCGATGCACGATGTCTCAGGCTCTTATGTGCAACCTTCCCCGTAAACTGGAACAAGCGGTAAAGGTTTGGCGAAAAGACGCTCCTCAGAAGGATAATGAAGGGCATAAGCTGATGATGAAAATGTCAAAGCCTAGGAAGTTCCGTAAAGCCGAGCTTTCCGCATTCCCAGATCCCGAAAAGGCTAAGGCTACTCAAGAGTACGTCTATGCCGTGCTTTCAAAAGGTGGCATTCCTACCATTAAAAACTACCATCAGTATATTGTCTATCCTTGCGACGAGCCAATGTTTAAACGATATGTTGAATATTGTCGACAGGACGTGGTCGCGGAAGAAGTTCTTTTTACGGAGCTTCCTCCTATCCCTGAGCGGGAGCTTAAAGTGTGGCGGCTCGACCAGACGATCAATGACCGTGGAGTAGGAATTGACAGGTTTCACGCGGTCAAAATTATGGATATGGTAAATAAGGTAGAAGATATTTTGACGGAGGAAGCTTCCGAGATTACGTATGGGGCGGTATCGACTATGAAGTCTTCTAAGGCTATTATTGAATGGCTACAATCTCGTGGGGTTGATACTGATTCGGCAAGTAAGCAAGCTATCTCCGACCTTCTTGAGCGTCCTGATCTTCCCTCTGATGTTCGTAGATTCCTTGAGATCCGCCAGACTATTGCCATGTCTTCTACGGCAAAATATCAGACCATGCTCTGTACTTCATGCTATGATGGTAGGGCGCATGGAACGATGATTTATCATGGCGCCTCTACCGGGCGTTTCTGTCTTTCCGAGGGCTCTATGGTCAAAGTGTGCGACGATGCTGGTTGCGTTTACGAAAAGCCTATTGAAACCGTTGACAGATCAGAAAAAGTATGGGATGGTTCGGATTGGGTTTATCACGATGGTGTAGTTTTTTCAGGAGATAAACCTGTTATTGAATGGGATGGGATTGTTGCTACAGAAGAACATAAAGTTTTTATTTCAGATACAGAAAAAATGTCTCTTTTAGAAGCCAAGGAAAGAGAACTTAAACTCTGGCAAGGAGAGAAACCCTAATGCGTACTTATGATATACTTAATGCTGGCCCTAAAAATAGGTTTATGGCAAATGGTAAAATCGTAAGCAATTCTGGTGCTCTTATTCAACCACAAAATTTGACTAGACCTTCAACAAATAATATGAATATCCCCGAAGGTTCCAAGCCTTTGGATAATTATGATATCAGTGAAATGGATATCGAACTTGCAGCTAGCGGGGATTTAGATCTTATCCAGCAGTATTGGAAAGACCCTAAAGTCCTTGCCTCCGATTGCCTTCGCGCAATGATTCACGCTAGAAAAGGATACGATTTTATCTGTGCCGACTATAGTGGGATTGAAGCCCGAGCATTGGCATATCTCGCTGGCGAAGAGTATGTTCTTCAAGGTTTTAGGGATGGCCTTGACCCGTATAAAGTTGCAGCTACGACTATCTATGGGGTGAAATATGAAAGAGTAACTAAGGAGCAGAGAAAAGTAGGTAAGACGGCTACGTTGGCTTGTTTCTCTGCGGATACGATGGTTTATACGAGAGATGGCGTAAAAAAAATCGTCGATGTAACTAAAGACGATTATGTATGGGATGGAGAAAACTGGTGTTTGACAGATGGAGCGTATTGCCAAGGTATTAAAGAAATCGTTAATTTTTTGGGAGTAGAATCTACACCTGATCAAAAATGGTTGATGGATGAAAATATTTGGATAGACTCCGATGCAGCTATTGAATTGTGTAAATGGCTAGGAGATGGGAAAGTTTATTCTAGCGAGCAATATCAAATATTCTCTAGTTGGGTTAGTTATCAAATCTCAAAAGTTCAAGATAAAATTATTTATAGTTTGAAGAAATACCCAGTAAAAGTAACTATAGCTGAAATGGGAATTGAAGTAATTCTTTCCGATTTTGACGAAGATGACTTTAATGTATCCTTTGTTGATTCTAAAAGTAGAAAAGGTGTTTATGTATACTTGGGTGAAAGCTTAAGGAACACGAGTCTTGAAGATAAAGTTAAATATGTATGCTCCATTATCGTCTTTTTAGCTACGATTTTTTCTAAGTATTCAACAGCTCAAAATTATCTGAATATTAAAGTGAGTGAAGCCGTTAATAAGGACTATAATAAAATAAATATGGCGATTTTAAAGTTTATCAAAAAAGATGATAGCGATGAAATTATTCTTACTGGGAGCATTTTATCTAATAGAGATGGTTATACTAAAATAGAAAAAGTTTATGATCTTTTGAATTGTGGAGATAAAAGCAGGTTTATGATACATACATCCTGCGGTCCACGCATTGTACATAACTGTGGATACGGAGGCGGTTACGGCGCGTTCCTTCGCTTCGGAGCTGATAGGATGGGTATTGATGAGGAAGAAGGAAAGAAGATCATTACCGCATGGAGAGACGGGCACCCAATGACGGTTAAGCTTTGGCACAAACTCGTTGAAGCTGCTGTCATGGCTATGACGAATAAGGGCGGAATTTATTCTTATCGTGGAATATCATTCCAATACTATAAGAGATTCCTCCTTATGAAGCTCCCTAGTGGCAGGTTCCTCTTCTACTTCGAGCCTAAACTTGAAGATGTGGAGATGGCATGGTCTACTCCAGAAAAGCCAGCGTTCAAGAAGCTTGTTACGGCGATGACCTTGACGCCAGAAAAACAATTCGTGAGAAGGCCCCTCAATCACTTGATCATCTCAGAGAACTGTACACAAGCATTCTGTAGAGATCTAATGGTAAATGCGATGTTCAATCTCGAAGAAGCCAACTATCCGGTAGTGTTTCACGTTCACGATGAAATCATTGCTGAGGTTCCTAAAGGGTTTGGGTCTGTCGAGGAATTTGAAAATATTATGTGTAAGCTTCCTCAGTGGGCTGATGGATTGCCAGTAAAGGCCGAAGGATGGAGGGGAGAATTTTATAGGAAATAAAGCGTACCTCGACTGGAATTTTCTTCCTGAAAGTATCTCTTGACATTTACCTATAAACTGAGTATAATTTAAGCCATGAAAAGAATGCAAGCATACAAATTTCAGTTACGTCCTAAAGCCAAACAAGCAAATCTCATGTTGAGTTTTGCCGGGTGTTGCCGTTTTGTCTGGAATAAGGCGCTTGCATTGGAGAAAGAAACCTATCAAACGGAGGGTAAACGCCTTGGGTTTTATAACCTTTGTAAGGCTCTCCGTGATTGGAAAAAGGAAGAAGAAACATCTTTTCTTGCTGGAGCACACTCTCAGATATTGCAGTTTGTATTGAAGGATCTTGATCAGGCATATAAAAATTTCTTTGAGAAGCGTGCAAATTTCCCTCAATTCAAGAAGAAAGGTGTTCACAACACCTTTCGATATCCGCAAGGCTTCAAGTTGGATGAAGGAAATAGCCGCGTTTATCTTCCCAAAATAGGTTGGGTGCGTTACAGAAAAAGCCGGGCTATAAAAGGGACTCTCAAGCAAGTAGCGGTTTCTCTTTCTGCCGGAGAGTGGTATGTCTCCATCCTGACTGAGAGGGAAGTAGTTGAACCTATCCATCCCTCTAAAAGCTCTATTGGCATTGACATGGGAGTTGCTCATTTTGCAACGCTCTCCGATGGAAGCACAATTGAACCGTTGAATAGCTTTCGCAAATATGAAAAGAAGTTGGCAAAACTGCAACGCAAACAAGCGAGATGCAAAAAGTTTTCCGCCAACTGGCAAAAGGTCAAATCACGCATTCAACGCTTGCACCTCCACATAGCTAATGCTCGCAAGGACTTTTTGCACAAGGCAAGCACAATGATTAGCAAAAACCACGCTGTTGTTGTACTTGAAGACTTGAAAGTGCGGAATATGTCCAGCTCAAAGACCGGAGGAAAACGCAAGTCAAGATTAAATAAATCTATATTGGATCAAGGGTGGTTTGAGTTCCGGCGACAGTTGACATACAAGCTGGCATGGTTGGGTGGATCTTTGATCGCAATTCCTCCTCAGTATACCAGCCAGACCTGTAGCCGTTGCGGATGTGTAGACAAACAAAACAGACAAACGCAAGCCAAGTTTAAATGTATAG